GAGTACAGCTTGTTGCGAAACATGAAATCGAGCGCGAGAACCGCAGACGTGTAAAGGTCGCAGTCGATGTCGATGTATCCGGCCGGCAACATGTCTTGCTTTGCGACAATATCGTCTGTCAAAACCTTGTCCCAGAACCCAGGAACTAAAACGGTCGGGATAAGCGGGTCAAGCCTCGCATAAACAAGGGCAATCGCCTCCTCGGCTGTCGCCACCCCGAAATCCTTCGCGGCGCTGAAGTTTCCTTCAAACCACGCCGCGTCTCGTAGTGGCTCAGCGGTTTCCTTTGGAAGGCCAACGAAGGAGTCGAGGCCGAACATCTTTCGGATTGGCAGTCTATGTCGAGACCAAATCTTTGGGATGGCCACCATTGAGTGACCACACCAAACTCCGAATTGGTAAACGTCAGATTCCGGAATCGGCCAATCAGAGAGAAACTTGGCGGCATATCGCCGCATCGCATGCAGACCAATGTCTGGGTCTGCGTATTTTGGGTCTGCCCACTCAGATACCATTGGTCCTCGTTGTTAAAGCTCGCAGGCCCCGCCCGCGCAAGCAATCTCTTGCTGGAGATTAACCGTGTTGGTCGTCTCCACCATTTCCGAATAATCGACCGGCACATAGCGAGCTTCCAACACTCGATAGAGATTCGCGTTGTAGACATCCTTCAAGAGGTATGTCGCCTTACGCACGTCCCCATCAAAGTAAGCGTCAGCTAATGACCGAACTTCAAGAGCCCAGTTGGCCTGAGCTATAGTGGGCTGGCGGTCGCTCCCCCAATGCTCAAGCACTAAGTCACAAGCATCCCATAAGTCGGCGAAAAGTCCAGAGGCTAGGAGAAGATTTTCGACCTTTTTATCATTGAGGGCGTTTGCGCCATACAACCCAATAAGTTCGTCCTGTTCTAACACACTTGTGAATGGTGCCTGAGTAAAGTCGCGGTCGCCAAACACGCCTATAAATGAGACGCCCGAATAGTAAGATTGATTCTCGAAAATATGGTGGGCGACAGAATCCCACTCATCGTCGCGAACACGCACGGTGTTGCTGACGTTATGACTAGACCAGGGTTTCACACAACGGGATTCCACCTTACCGGGCACGACCCAGTTCTGTTGGACCAACTTGACATAGTCGAGGAATTCGACCGCCGTCATGCTGGACTCCATCTTCCCTTCATACTTTACGCAGAACTTAATAACATCGTCGGTATGGTTGGTCGACCATCGACTCGGTTCACATGCCAAAGGATTCTTCGAACGGAAGAACTGGTAAGGAAGCTCGTTCTTGTTGACCTGGACATGGCGGAAACCTTTTACAAACTTCCCGCCATGGATACCGGAGAACGACCCGAGCAGAGACGCCAGGTTGCCGTCCGGTTTGGTGCAGGTTCCCCGGGCACACGGATTGATGCCGCACAGTCTCGCCTCGATTTCGTTTTTGGCGATAACGCGACGGGCACCTTCACGCAAGACATCCGGCCTGAGCAGGAGGTCTGGCTTGTGCATCACGCCACACAAGGAAACACCCAGGAGCGCTTCCCTGCTAACAATCCGTTCGGTCACCCGGCCGAGGTACGGAAACTTGTTGAAAGACGCTTGCCAGGTCCCAAGGTCGGACGCCTGTTCGCACTTTTCGAAGAAGTCTTCTTCGTCCTTGACGAGCTTGCAATTGATGCTCGACAAGTTGCAGCACTGCCATCCGGATACTTCAGCGACATGTCGGTCGAAGTCGATGTTGACCGGCCCCTGGTACGCCTTCATGATGGCGTCGTATTCAGGGTCTCCCAGGTCCAGTTCGGCTCGACAATAGAACCCAATCTCCACGCACGGGTTCGGAATCCCATCCGGATGGTCGGTCCAGTAGAATCCTGGCTCACCCCATTGGCGAGTGGCCTCGAACACTTTCAGGAAGTCTTCCCATTCGCTTTCGCCGCGAATCAGGATGACGGAGTTGTTGGAACGACCACGTTGTGGGTTTGTTGCTCGCCAGTTGCCGACCTTGGCGGTCATCATCAACTGGTCCCACAAGTCGAACAGGACTATCGTGGCGCTGCGTCGGACCCCTCCGGAAACGACGGCGTCCGCGTCGTGCATGGCGTAATCGTAAGCGTAGATGCTGTTGAGCTTGACCAAGCCTTCGGCAATGGCCCGATTCAACAGGTCCCGGTTGCGAAGGTTAGCTTTGCGGAGCGGCATCGGCCCGGGAGCCCGACCGATTCCGAAGCTGAGCGGCGCGTTCTCTTCGCGGATTTGCGAGTAGTCGAAGATGACTTCGGCGTCATGGTAGTCCTCGAATCCTTTGATGGGTTCCGCGTGATAGCTGCTGAGCAGGACAGCAGAGGTGTCGGCCCAGCCCTCAATCGTGTCGGGAACGACGAACTTCTTTTTGGGCAGCTTGACGCCAGCCAGACGCTTCCTTGAGAACTTTGGAAGGTGGCGGATGTGCCTGTCCTGCACACTGAAGCCGACGCCCGAACCGCACAGCAGAAGGTAGAAGGATTCAGAGAAAAACCGCAGCCGGTCGCAATAGCTTCCGGTACAGTTGTAGATTCTCCCGTTGTGCTGGAAGATGGGCTTGCCGCCGAACTGTAGGCCGCGCATCGAGGGCATGACCTCGAACCGCTCAACCGCCTCCGCTACCTCGCGGATACGGCCCTCGCGATGAGGATGCTTTTGCACCATCATGTCCCGATAGCGGGCTACTGTTTCTCCCCAAACCTCTCGTCTCTGCTTATCTTCTAACCACCGCGCGTACTTACTGATTGCTGTGAATTTCTGTAGCTCTTGAACCGACATTCTCTTCTCTTGTGTCTTGTGTTTTGGTTGTGAAGGCAAGGAAGAGATACACGCTACTCGTTCTGTTCTGTGTTATTTTTCTGAAACGCTTTAAGTGCAAGTGCCGAACTACTTTGCGACTTCGTGTCGCCTCCCACACCTAATACGAGCTTGCAGCCGATTTTCTCGCAAATCTCAAGTTCGCATGGCGCAATGTCTTGTGGCCGAGAGCGGTCGCCGCCCTTCGTGAAAATGTCCGGTTTTAGAATTTCCAGGGCTTTATCCACGAATTGCGAACCGTCGTCCCAGGCAATTACATGGTCGACGCCGGCAATTGCGGCGATTATTTCTAGTCGTTCCGCAAGTGGCATAAACACAAAATTTTTCTTGCGTTTCAGAAACCCGTCGCCATTTACAATGACCACCAATATTTCTCCGTGGAGACGGCTTTCTTGTATCAGTCGCAGGTGACCTATATGTAGACAATCAAAACCGCCCGAGGTGCAAACAACTCGTGGTGGGCCGCAGTAAACACTCTCGCCAGCGTTGGTAGCAACCATATTTACTCGACCATCTCTAACATCAGCTAGATATCTGGCAAGGTCATGAACTGAGCGCCATATCGTAGCGATGTTTACTCTCTGCGTGTTTTGCAACCAACCTACACCATTCAATGAACTCACCCTCGCTAAGTACGTTTTTCATTATATTTACAGTCTTGTGAACCCACTGAATATTGCCCATTTCATAGCCACGGGTTGCATCAATACGGTCTAAAGAAGCTGTGCATGTGCTGCGATTACTCTTGGACCCGTTAATAGGAAAGACAATCTCTACACCGGTTAACGCGCATTTACCAGTCTGCTGCTCGAATATGGCCCAAGCGTCTTCTATACCAATCGAGAACGAAATACCTCTGCTGGCCGCACCGCGTCGATAACGGTTCCACAAATCAAGCCCTAGACTGCCGCAACCTCTCCAGCACCGTTTGTATATGACGTCTTCTTTAAGACAGCCACAGCTTCGAGTCGGCCTTTTGTTGGCTCGTAATTCATGGGTCGTCACATCGACTATATTGCCACAATCACATTGGCATTTCCAAGTTGTGCGGACACGTCCAGGAACACGCTCCATAACAATAAGTCGGCCGTACCTCTGTCTTGTTAAGTCTAACGCTGCCATTTAATGTACCTCCGAGCAGAGATACACCAAATGGCGGCTTTGACGTTATTGTTACGGGTCAATTCCGCCTTATGGTTGATGCTCTTTCAACTCCACGATGTCAAGTTGAACGCCAGCTTCTTCAAACTGGGTCTGAGCCCACTTCACGTTTGCGCCCCACCGCTCGACCAGTTCAGCAGGAAGAGGTGGGGACACCACCCGTTTGATGCCCTTCTGGATGACCTTTCCTGCACATGCGGCACAAGGCTGGAACGGCCAGGTGTAGAGCGTGTAGCCCTCAAGGCGTTCCTCAGTAAACAGAATGGCGTTGATTTCGCCATGCACAACCATGGACAGCTTGACTTCGCGGTCTGCGTACCGTTCCGGACCGTCGTTCACCCCCTGCGCGAATCCGTTATAGCCCAGGCCAGCCACGCTCATGTTGGGGCGAACAATCACGGCCCCCACCTTGGTCGACGGGTCCTTGCTCTTACGTAGTGCCCAGAATTTGGCCAGAGCGAGGAAGTCTTGGTCCCAGCGAGCTTGTCGTTCCGCGTCGTTCTCTTGAGAAGCCTTGACCTCGGAAAAAAGCCGCTCCATTTCAACGGCCATCGAGAGCATGGGTTGACACCCACAACCTACCTTATCGTTGATAATGCACGACCGGTATTTGGTGCCACAGTGACAACACTGTTGTTCAACGCCGTAGACCATTAAGCTGCAACCCTTTTCTGATTGTGTCTCGCAATATGTTCACACCACTCAATAAACTTGTTCTGGTCGAACCACTGTTTCATATAGTTGACATCAACATGGACCCACTGAATGTTATCTTTTACGTATCCCTTGTTGGAGTCAATTCGGTCAAGTGAAGCTGTATTCAAACCCGCCTTTAGCTCATCTGTGCTTTTGGCGAAAAAGATGGGCTGTCCGGAGAGCGCACACAGTTGATGTTGTTCGAGATATAATTGCCAGGCTTCCTCAATAGTGATGTCAAACTCAATCTTGCGTATCCTCGCCCCTGTTTTTACGCGGCACCAAAACGCTCCGGATATGTCGTTGTAACCAGTCCATGTTGGGTGAGATTCTCGCCTTCTAGACCTGCTTGAGTCTGCTTTTAAGCATCCACAGGACAGCTTGACGCCATTTTTCATTAGCCAAGCAATGGAGTGTGTGGTGTTACCGCAATCACATTGACATAACCATAATCTTTGGGTTGTTTTGCCTTTTTTAGCCAACCGTCCAGGTCCTAGCACGACAAGTCTGCCAAAGCGTTGGCCTGTTAAATCCTTCGTCTTTCTCACTATTAAGGCTCTCCGGTAAGTTAAAATGGGATTACACCATTAACTACACCGGAAAAACTCAACTAACCCCTAAATTTCTTCTCAAGCAACAGGTCGAGATAACCCTTGATTTCCTTGTAGACACGACCGTTGAGAGAGAACGCGTACCGGTCGCTCGCCGGTCCCTTGACCCAGTCCCAGATGTTGTCTCCGAATTCCATCGAACGGGCATACCAGTCACAAACCATTTCTGCCAAATGCAGCGCATCCATCTCTTCGATGCCGCCGACCCAATACTCGGGATGATGGGGGTTGGTCGTGATGTGTTGAATAGCGGCCTGCTTGAATAACTCCGGGTGAGTCTCTTTCATGTCCGCGTGCAGGTACTGCCATTCAATACCGCCAAACTTGCTAGCATCATGGATGCGTCCGTTTGCAATTAGCTTGCGACCCAACTCATCCTTTCCCTGCTCAATCAGTCGTTCGCCCAGCAACTGACAATTGCCCTGGACATTGTCGCAATGACGAATAAGTGCTTCTAACCGTTTCTCTTCCGTGGCGTTCATACTTCCTCAAAACAAAGGGGAGACGCGGGACACACGCCCGCGCCTTTCGCAACCTACTTGGTTGGAATGGGAATGATGGTCGGCGTGGGATGGCCGAAGAGTTCCAGAAAGAACGGGGCCACCTTCGCGGGGCTGATTCGTACTGTCTCCGATGGCCGCAACTCGTCTGGGACAGGAATCTCGTCGTCAGTAATCACGCGGAGCTTAGCAGGGACAGGTGCCTTACTGTCCATAGCCCACAAACATTCGTTTCGTTCGGCGAATTGCCATAGCCGCCTGGTTGGCGTCATACAGCACATGCCCGGGGTGGTGCTGCTGGTTTTGAGGAACTCGGTTACCAACCCGATACATTCTCCAGTCTCTTTGGAGAAGACGCCGCCGCCCGAGCAGCCGCCTACCACGGTGAGATTCAGTTGGTCGTAGATGTATCCTTCGACGTCCTGGTCGACGTGACCATAATCCTTGCGGACGCGTCCGGTGAACGACAGAGTGCCTCCCAAGACGGACTGGGCTCCACGAGCATCAACAGGACTACCGATGTGCCAAATATCCTGACCCACCTTGGGGACCGCCTTCGGAGGCAGGAACTTCGTGCCGTTTTTCAACCAGTTCTTGGTGACCACTACGCACAAAGCAATGTCTTCCCGCTGGCTGTAGCGAATGATTTTACCTCGCCGCCACTCTTCGCCGACCTTTTCGCCGTCTTGAACGACAGCTTGGGAGAACCAAACATCCTTGTAGGTGACGGAGACCTTGGGCCGGCTTGTTTCAAGGTCGAGGAAAACCTTCACGGTCTGGTTCTTGTCGACAACATGGGCGTCGGTCCATACGAACGTGTACTCGCCGTTCTTGAAGGCGACACCCGAGCCGTGCCCCTTTTCGGCGTGTACCGTGACAGATGCTTCCAATGGGGCCGCAATCCGGTCTTGTGACCACGACACGGAGGATACGACAAGAAGCAGTAGAAGTGCTAACGCTCTCACTCAAACATCCTTTCTTACTCGCACTCGCGGTATGCTCCCGCAAGCTCTTCCAAAGTGATGGTCTTGGCGGTCGCCCAAAATGCGGCTTCCAAGTGTGTTAGTTCGTCAATTCTGTTTGGAGCCTGTTCTGTTGTAGTGGCCCTAAACAGCTTCCGAACCCTACGTCCCCAGAGTGTACCAGGGTTCTGTATTTTGTCAATAGCCTGGTCAAGCGGACAGTTTAGTTTTATCATCAGTTTGACAAGCTGAATGATAATACTGACGAAGATGCTGATGACAAACGGGTCGAGGGTCGTAAGCCCCATGACTCTTTGATGGGCAGACCCCATCGCTTGTGCTGCTTTGCGAACGACAGTCACGGAAACCTCCATAAAAAAACCCCGACCGAAGCCGGGGCATTTAGACCGCACACGGCGGTTCAGGGTGGATTATCTTCAACAGCTACCGCCACCCCCACCGCGAAAGAACGACGGGGCGGAAAAGAACGGTTGGGTTGGGGTAATGGTTGTCGTTGGTCTTGGCGCGTTCCAGGTCCTGACCTCGTCGCGAACCCGCTGAACTTCACGCTGAATGTCGGTAAAGGTAGCGCTAACAGGTAGGTCTCCACGGTACATGTGACCGTCGATAGGGACGCCAACCACAACACCGGCCCCTTCCACATCCTCGAAGGTGCGGGTCCTGTACTCGATGAAGCCAGGAGCTTCCACCCCGAAGGTGGACACCCAAATCACAACCGGCTTGTTTTCCGCGAGGGAACGACGAACCGCATCGGCGTAGCTTGGGGTCGCGGAGACAGGCGAGGATTCAATAAGATTGAACCTTTCCCTGCTAACCTGACCGAAGCTGACGGCAGCAAACGCCACCGCCAGCACGAGAACTGCAATGAACCGTTTCATCTTACTCCTTAGATGAGCATGAACAGAGCCTTGTCAAGTTTCTGCTCGGGGAAGCCCTCGAATGCGGAGAAGGCAAACGTCTCGCCCGCCCGAAGGTGTTTTTCTGCATCCTTTCGACGTACGCGGAGGACGCCAGGAGGAAGCTCGTCTCCGGTCTCGAAATCCTTCAGGTGACCGTGACAATCGCCCCAGTTGTTGAGGATGAGCACGTATGGCTCTTCGCCGTTCTTGTAGGAGTCATCAATTCCAAAGAACTCCATCTGGTGCGCCCAGTTGGTTGTTTGTCGGTGGAAACCATCCGAGGAGGGCTCCATCGAATAACCAACGTCAGACGCAACCGTGCAGGGATATCCGTTCGCGAGGGCCGCAACCAAGTCTTCCCAGGTGCGAATCAACGCCGCGCTCTTGACCGGATACTTGACTGCGGTCGGCTTCCACTTATCCAGTTCGCTTTTGCTGGAGCCCCACGAGCGAGCTAGTCGGCCGCTATAAGCAGGGACGCCACTTTCGTCCTGGAACAAGGTGCCGTATTTCATTACGGCCTCGGCCATCCAGCTGCCGAGCGAGCCGTCGCCGCTTAGTCGACCGCCGCCAACGTAGACGCGACCGGAACCGTAGTAGTAAGACGGGTGGACCGGACGCCACTTCTCTCGGTCGCCCTTCTGGAAAATCTCGACTGCCGAGACATGTTCTGTCGCGTGCTTTGCGCCGAAACTGACGCAGTCGCCAATTTCTTGCGGGTAGTAGTTCGGTATCTTTCCGCCGAATACCTTATAGAGCAACCAGTGAAGGAAGACCTTCTTGCCAGCCGTCGCCTCGGTCTGGCCTCTGATTGCGAATGGCGTAAACACCCCGCGAGCGTTGAGCAGGTCGAACTGCTCCTTGGCTATGCCTGGCTGGATGAACTCTTCCCACCCAACCAGTTCTCGCCGCTCGTAAGCTTTGGCGATTTCAAACCCGGTAATCATAACTGACGTTCTGTCTCCTGTTAGCGAACCTGGCTCAACCCGGTGGCGATTTCGTTCCAAGCGTCACGCCAGTCGTCGCGGGCATTGATGGTTCGTGCTTCGTAAAGTGCGTAGATTGCTTCTTGCAAGTCGCGGAATGCTGGGGTCCAGACGGCCTGGTCGATGCCAAGGTCGGTCAAGGCCCTGCGATTGCTGTTTGTCGTCTGCTCAAGGATTTGCTTCGCTTCGGTAAGGGTGCCGGCCGCAATTTGTGCAGAGATGGTTCGGAACGAATTGGCCAATGCGGTTGCCGCCCGTTGTCGGTTTGCGTCAGCAGGAACGCGTGCCATGACGATGTCGTAAATGCTCTTGCCGAGCTTGAAACGCCCATCCGGAATTACTGGGGCAGGGCCGGGAGCCGGGCCAGGACCTGGAGGGGTAGGAACACCACCAATGTTGACAATCGTGCCCAGCCGCTGGTTGCGGGTGCCGATTTCGGTAATTCGTTCGCCGTCTCGGACTGCGTAAAGGTAGGTCACATAGCATTCGACAATCAGCCGTCTGGGCGTAACCCCAGTGCCGAAGGAAATCACGTTCTCGTCTTGTCGGAATCGCTTGTCGCGGTGGGTGCAGGTGCCGTCAGCGTTACGGACAATCTCAAAAACGCGCCAGTCGTAGGAGACTGCGACCAGGTGTTGCGGCCTTTTTCCGTCTTCGATGGGCGAGACGCTCAGTTCCATCAGGTCGCCAAGCTCGACCGGGGCCTCGGCACCACGAATAGTTTGACGGGGAACAACAAAATCAACAGCGGATACACTTCCTGCTAATAGCAGAAATGCGCATGTCAATGCGGTGGCGCGCAAGGCGCTCCATGTCTTTGCGAACATTTGTCCTCTCGATTGGGAAAACTAGCCAGAGTAGAGAGCCGCCCCAGGAATCGAACCCAATGACCGTGTCGGGGTGACACGCGCTGGCCAACAGCTTGGACGGCATAGGCGGCAGTAGTTATGACCCCCGTAGTCCGTTAGGACTGGGAGGTGGACATCGCACATGTACTCGTCACCTGCCGCCTGCCCGTACGCACGAAGCGAAATCAGGCGAAAGACGAGTTTGGAGTGCGACGTGGTTTGTTACGCGGCGAGAGCAATCGCCTTCAGGGCCTTGACGAAGTCGGCCGGATTTTGGTGCTTGACGAAGAGATGTACGACAAAGTCGACCAGGTCCGCGAACCACTCTTCTTCGACCAGAGGCTGCACGAGAGCAATAACCTGCTCTGCCGCCGCCAGGGTCTTGTCGTCCAGGTCGGTCGGAGTGATGGCAGCAATACCCTTGCCAATCTTCACGACCTTCTTGATGGTCTCGACCACCTTCTTGATGTCTTCGACCTTGATTTCGTGGCCGACGACATTGTCAATTGTTACGTTTGTCTGTCCCATGTTACGCCTTTGAAAAAGAAACTGTGCCCAAGAATACTACACCTATTCCAATCCTTCAGCACAGATTCCGCGTAATGCAACAACGGCATGGTTGAGTTTTTGCCGGGCGGTTTCCTTGGAGTAACCGTTAGCCTGACCAATTTGCTCCATGGTCAAGTTCTGAAGAAAGTATTGTTGAACCACCCGCTTATGTTCAGGATGGAGAGATTCCATCCGGACCATAACATGTTCGATGTCGTCGGACCCAAACGTTTTGATAGAGTCAACAGCAAGCTTGTTGTAATCCGCGTCGTTCTCTAGAAGTTGATGCGGCCTACTTTTGCCTGCCCCCATAACTCTTTTGACCTCGCGATTACACTCCCAGACCACGAACCTATATAAACTGGTCGTGAACTTCTGCTTGAATTCCTCGCGATAATACTGAAGGGCTCGCCACAAACCTTTCAAGCCGCAGGCATGCGCTTCGTCTGCTGTAAGTTGCCCCAGAAACTTTCGGGTGATGGACTTGATGACGTTCTCGTTGTCTTTATTCGCCAGAGCCGCCCGAAACTCCTCGTCCGTCACCTTTCGCCGGGGCCTGGGTGTTTTTGTTACCAAGACTTGATAATCTCTTTCGCTTGTGGCTCGTAACGCGAGCCGTACGCGGTTACTTCCTCGGCGCTATTTCCGACAGCAACCTCAACCTTTCCGCTGGGCATGCGATAGATAGCCCAGAACTTATGATTCTTCGTGAGCAGCCTCTTGATTGCCTCCAAGCCGTCCGCACGCTCTTCCTGCTTATTCGCTGCAACGATATTTGCGGGAGAGGCAGGTTTTTCATTCACCATGCTGATGATGGCCGCTTTGACCTCGGCCTGGTCGAACGCTTTGCCAATCGCGATACGAAAACGGTACCGCGTGGCGCATTCCATGGCCTCGACGCCGGGCACGGCTGCAATCTTGTCGGCCATATTGTTTTCGCCCAAGTCAAAGTTGGAGTGCCCAACCCAGAAGTTGTAAACCTTGCTCGGCAGATTGGTTTCGTTGATGGGAATGACCACGCCATCGCTGCTCACGACACATGGCCCCAGGCCAGGACTTTCTTCCCCGTCCTGCCATTTCGTGTCTTCAGGCCCGAACATTTTGTCGTGAGCCTCTTGTAGCTCGGGTTCGTCGTCGTCAAAGCTGCGGTTCTTGGCTCGCCCTTTCATATAGAGCAGGTGAGCCATCGGGTCGTTCCACTTATGCCAGATGATTCGTCGCATTCAGCCTCTTCCTGTTATTGAGGAGCGCGAGGGGGTCGAACTCCCTACGGTTTTCTCCGGGGATGAGTTTTCGGTACTGGGTAAAGCCGACAAAGTTGCCAGACTGGGTGGGCTCGGCTTCGGCTCGGGCGGCATGCTCGAACGGGCTCATGTGGCCGCTGGCGAGCAGGTCGTCGTGCAAACGATAATCCTTGTTATGGTCGATATCGCCTTCAAAGTTCATGTAGCTGACGCGGGCGCATCGAGCAGTACAGATTTTGAGCAGGGAAGCATGGTCCAGTCCTTCCCCGATATACCGGTCGGCAAAGGGTAGATGCCATTCGCCAGGCTGAAGCACCTTTGGTCTGCTGAGGACATAAGCCTCAAGCATTTCGTACGCCAGGGCCTGGAACTCGGGCTGGGCGTCCTTGTGCGCTCGCAGATTGAAAAAGTTGCCCCACTCCGTTGCGGAAATCACCACAGTCATGTGAGCGAACGGCTCGATAAGACGGTTGGCGATTTGTTTGTGGACACCCAGCTTGCTCATAAGCCAGGCAAAGCCTACTTGGGTCAAACTAGACGCTTTCCATAATAGCTTGGCGAGAACCCGACGATGAGTTGGTAGCTCCCGGCTGGCTTGCATCCCCTTCTGATTCATACCCCAAAAGACGGGGCCGGCCGGCTCCGTGATGACCATATTCAGCATCTTGCTGACAGGGATTGCCCGGCTTGACGCGGCGTTGCGAGACTTGTCACGATGCGTCATGACCTCCGAATGCACCATCCTTGGGTATGTGCATACGAACGTGGTCAATCTGTTTCCCGCCGCATTCAGCGAGTCCGCTATTATTTTGGCCTGAATCACTCAAAAACCTTTCTAATGATTTATCCCTCTTTGCGGAATTACAGCTTTGGCAAGCCATTACAAGATTCGACGGATGATGTATACCGCCCTTTGAAATGGGCACAACATGGTCGACGCTGCGTAATGACCTGTCCGTTTCTTTGTGACAGTAGTGGCAAATAGGCTGGTCATAAAGCGTTTCCAGGAAAGCGTTTGTTACCTCACCGGTATCGACACTGCGTTTCCTGGCTCTTCTTTTCAACATGTTACACCGATGAAGAAACAGCCAGCGGTCTCGATGACGTTTTCGATACTCGCGAGTGTATTGACGCCGACGCTCTTTCCATGCAGGATTACGATGGTATTTTTTGTTGCATTTACGACAGTAGGAGCCCAAACCCAACTTGCCACGACGACTAGGCGGAAAACTCGTCAGCGGCAAAATGTCGTTACATATAAGACATTGCTTGCCATCATCTGTTACAAGAGGTTTACGTTTGGCCGGAACACCTCGGAGCAGGCGCTTTGCTGCTTCATGTGACGCTTTACAAGATTTGCACCACGAAGAGCGACCATCCTTTGATTGCGGTTGCGGACTAAAGAAGTTGTAAGCCTTGACTTGTCCGCATTTTGAGCAAGTTTTATCCATACAGAGCTATACACCTTTTATAGCTCGTGGCCGATTATAGTTTTTGACTAAAGACCTCGGAAGGTCGGGGTACGGGAATCTTGGACATGTGTTTGTTCTCGCCCTTAATCATGCCGTGGGCAGCATTTGCGTCGTTGAGCATACCGAGGATGGTGTGGCACAACCCTTCCTCGTTGTAGCTGACGCCGGCCTTGGCGATGGCTGACTGAATGATGGGCGTGAGGTCTCCATGACTAAGCAGGAAGACCAGGGCGGCAAAGGCCTTGGCGAGTTGAACCCGCTCTTCGTTATTGGCCAGTTCGGGTAGGAAGACGTGTGCGCTGGCAGAACCATCCGGAAGAACCTGGATGAATAACGCAGGATGCTCTGCGCGTTCCATCTCGACATCTTTCGTTGGTGCTGGAGCCGGTTCGTCCTTTTTCCAGAACTGGAACCACTTCTTTGACATCAAATAAACCTCACAACAGCTTGAAGGATTTCAAAATGGTCGCCGAACCATTCCCTGCTCACCAACTCTCCGAAGGTCAGCCACACCCCTTGCGAAGGAGCGATAGCCTCGGGAATCATGCAGCCGTACGGGACGCCAACCCATCGGTCGTTGGGGCTTTCGCTTTGGACGCCTGTTCGGTCAACCCGGTCCGCAAGTGGACAGGGAGTTAGCTCAACCCAACCTCTTGCGCCAATCTTGGCGTATAGATTCGCGACCCCTAGAAGAAGCTCCGAGGCCGCTTCCAGTGTGGTCTGGTTGATGCCCACCGTTTGGTTTGGAAGGACCAACTTCCCATCCTGTTCCAGGACAAGGAATTTGGTTTCGGCTGGTTTTTGGAGATTTGGGCTGGTGACGACCAGCAAGACTTCTAAATAGTGCATGTGTCGGTTATAACATAGGGTGGCCGTATGTCAAGGCCCTAGATGGAGTTTTTTGTAAGGAGGCGCAGCAGAACATCTGCCAGTTCGGCTGGATGTAGGTCATCAACGCGAGTAAATACAGCCGGAAGAATCTGGTCCTTCGGATACAGCCACAAGGCCGCGTTCTGGTCGCCGCCGTTGGTGATGGACCGATAAGGTGCCACTTTCTGGCAGTAGGCTCGCAACACGGAGGTGTTGGCGATATAAGCCTCAAGTGGGTTTTGCAAAACGACCGCCCAAAGGTCAGCCGTGGTAGCTGCAATACCGCTCGGCTTGGCCAACTTGGTGTTGTAATACTCGATGGCGAGATTACCAGTCTTGGACGCCATCACGTCGAACTTGCATTCCACTCGAAATCGCTGCGAGGACAGTTCGGCCTCGATGTCCCACTCTATGAGCTTGGACTTGTTCTTGTTGAGCGTTGTTGGAATGCTTGCTTGGGAAAACAAACGTTGAATGAACTGTTCGGCGAAGTTACCGACCTTTAGAGTTTGGCTGAACGCCACCAGGTTCGTCCTCGTAAGAAAAATCTAGTCTCATTTCCACCTCGTGTTGGACAAAACCAAATTGTTCGTAGAACGGAACCAAATGCTTTGCGCAGTTGAGGATGACCTTGTAGGCCCCCTGTTCTTTGCAAAACGCAATAATGTGCTTGAGAAGGGCTGTCGCTACACCTTTACCTCGATGGTTGGGGTGTGTGGCCACGTCTTCAATTTGGGCGGCAGGCCTGCCGCCATGGGTAAACTTTGGTATAAGAACGGCTGTCGCGGTCCCAATCACTGTGTCGTTTTCAATCGCCACGAAAGTGTGAATGATGCTGCACTCTCTTTTGTCCGCAACTCGCCAAAAGGTGTCTCGCGACAACTCCACAGGACCAAACGCCTCGAAGCAGTCCGCAAGGCCACGCTTCCAATCAGTTGTCCACCAGACTTCTCTTATGCGCATGGCCATTGCTCCAGCACCAAAACAATTTCCCTGGCGCAGTTTTCCCAGGTGAAGTGCTGGAAGGTCTCGATACCGCGAGTGTTTTCGGTCAGCTTACCTTCCTGATTCAGCCGATGAACCTCACGCATGTGATGCACCAATTGGTCTACCTGACCCTCTTCGAGTGCGGCCCACTGACCTGGCCTTCCCTGCCAACCCGGGTGGTTAGCGAAAAACCAGGTGTCGTCATGCGCGTCTTCCAGCTTGTCGATGCTGATTAGCCGAGCATTCGATGGGTTGCAAAACTCGGTATGGGCCGCATAGTTTGTGGCAATGACGTGCTTGCCCATCGCCATCATTTCGGCCAGTTCGAGGTTCCAACCTTCGCCTCGTGCCGGGAACACGCCGCAATCGACTGCCGCCATGAGGTCCGCGATGTCTTTCTGGGACTTTTGTCTTGGCAGCAACTGAATCTTGCCGGCCCGGCCGAGTTTGCTGCCCATGTACAGCTGGTTCCACTCGGCGTTGTAACGTTCGCGCTTGGGCTCCGGAACGACCGGGTTTTGGCAAACCATCCAAAGCTCGACGTTATCGTTCGGGCCGAAGGCCTTATTAAACGCCTCCACAAGGATGTCGTGCCCCTTGCGGACTTCCCACTTACCACAGTTGAAGAACACGGTTGGCGAACCGTTACCTTTGGGTCGCGGATGGAAAATAGATTGGTCCACTCCAAATGGGGCGTACGCAATCCTGTCGTATGGGACGCCGTTTTCTGCCAGAACGACGCCGGCCCAGTGGGAAGCGACAAAGACGATGTCCTGGTTCTTCAGGTGGTGAATCTCGTTCGGGAAGAACCGATTCAACTCGAAGATGGGCAAGGCACAATGGACGTTGTCCCCCACATGCTGGGCCAGGTCGAATTGGTGGTAGATACGCAGGGAAGGTGCGTGTCGGTTGTAGAAGTGGGTCCGGCCACGCATCGTTTGCAAAGCCGGATGATACTTCTCGTCCGCCTCCACGCCGCCGATTGGCCACCAGGCGACTTTGTGGCCGAGCCTGTCCATCGCGAGTGCGATATTCAAGCCTGTGTACCCATAACCAAGCGTGTTAATCGGGCACGTAAGGTTTATATCCATGTGTTAAATTGTTGAACCTTGTTCCATTTCCTAGAAAGACGCAAACCTTGTAGTTCACCAACGGACAAAAGAGTAGCGAGCATCTCTCTTGCTTTTTTGTGTGTGGCCGCTAACCGATACACCTCGGATTTACAATCCGTTCGCCGATGAATCGCCAGGTTAAGTCCTATGACTTGCCTAACCCATTCCAGCACCTCTTTGGTGCCCGTTATGGACGTGGCCAGATATGGTCGCTTTTCATCGCTATGTTCGTTGACGATGGAAATTGACCCGTCGCCATCAAGTAAGCCGGTGATGTATGCTAGCGAGCATTCTCGTGACAAGCCGGCTGGAGGCTGGAGAATCAGGCTTTTGGCTTTAACTATGTTGAAGTTATGAGCCAGGTCCGCAACCATCTGCTTCGAGGTTACGCAGACGCAATTCTCCACAGAACCGTTTGGTCTAGTCCTGGTGTATATCGAGCCTGGCCAAGCTATACACGCCTTGAATCGCTCAATAACAGTTACATCCGCCTGGTATAGGTACAGGACACCGATACCGTCTACGCAACCGTCTGCCGCGATAAAGCCTGCCCAATACGAGTTTTTAATCGCGGGCACATGAAAATAGCCATCCCCCGAGAAATCTAATCGCCTGTTTGTGATATGTCGATTGGCGTACAGTTTCCGTTGTTGAGCCTGCCACCCAATTGCTTTAGCGGTTCTGCCCGGCAAGAGGGCCATCAGTTGGCCCATTTTTATTTTGCCGTAATTCTCGACGAGGATTCTCGTCTCGTTTTCAGTCCAGTTCATTCGGTGTACCTCCGTGAGGAGATACACCGACCACGACACATCCGAGAAGAAATCCTGGATTACTTCTTCTCCAGGGTTTCGACCGCAAGCTCGCCCAGCGTCTTGACCAACGAACCAATCAGGAATCGTCTTGCGTCCTGACTGAAGCCGTCAAGGTAGCCATCCGGAATATGGGCGGTTTCCAGATTGTCAACGAGGTCCATGGCCGACACAGCAAACGCTGAAGCGGTCAACGACAAGCGAACCTTTTCTTTGAGGTCCTTGGGCGACTCTCGAAGAGCTTGCACAAGATATTCGGCTTTGTCACGGAACGTCTCAAGCTCGGGAGAGGGAGGTGGAACCAACTGATTCATCACCTCTTTTGCTTCATTAACCAACTCTCTGTCCTCCTTTTTCAGGTCGGGGAAGGGCAGTAACCTCGTCGCCGAGATAGCCGAGCAACCCCATAAAAGCTGCCTTGCGAAGGTCCTCGCTCATGGCGTCGAAAAACTCGTTTGGAATGGAGAGACCATCAAGATTTTCTCCATACAAAACTGCCAACTCGATGACCGGATTGGTCATGGCCAGGACCTCCAAGGCGTATGCTTGGGTTGGCTCTGCGCCGAGTTGCTTGTATTCCTTGATTCCTTTCACTACCACTTCTGCCTTTTCGCGAAAGGTCGTAAGCGGCTTGTTTGCAGTGTTTTCGGACACGCGAAAGACTCCTAACTTGTCAAAAGGTTTAACGAAAAACTTCAACTAAAAGTGCCGTCAGGCTAGCCTTGGATTTCCTGCCACGGCTCCTCCGTCGCTGCCGCGACAGGAACGGTTTCCTGCTCATTCCACGGCGCGTCGGCCGTCTGAGTCTGAGCATCCAGCGACTCGGTGGTGACATCAGCGTCATCCACGGGCTGGGCCGGCGCAGACAACGTTTCCTTATCCTTCTTCTTGCGGCTCGCTTGCGGTGCCGGCTTCGGCTCCTTGGGAAGAGACTGAGCGCCAAAAGCGGACGCGGAGAGGATGCGGAGCAGGCCCTTGGGCAAGCCGTCGTGAGTTTCGCCAGTCAGGTCGGCGAGATAATTGCGGGCGAACGCCCCCATCAGGGTTCGCTTCATGCCGCCAGAGAAATTGCCGGCAACGAGCATGTCGAGCGTGACCTGGGCGGAAGCAGCCAGCCGGGTCAGGTCATCCTGAGTGACCTCGGTGCGTCCTTGCGAGAGAACGCGGTACGCCAGGCAGACGCCGAGCCCAATCAGCATCGTCGCGGAACCCTTGGTGCCGCCGCTACGCGGAGGCGTCAGGACCTTGCCCTCTTCGCAAAGGGAAGGGGCCATCGTGGTGACGGCTTCGGTTGCCTTCAGTACGCAGTCGGTGATGAATTCGGCGTTCGAGCCAAAGGTGTGTGCCACCCGGGCAAGACCCAGAATGCTGGTCGACAGGTCGCTGCTGGACAGGGCCATGAGCGAGTTGAACGGCATCTGCTTGAGCAGAGAGTTGGCGGCGATTCGACTGTCGAGGCGAATGATGCCCTCGAACGGGGAACCTTTGGTCTTGTTCAGTTGCCGACACACTTCGAAGCCAAGCTTGTATTCGGGCTCGGACAGGAGCCGTTGCTGAATCTTCAGCGCCAGCATGTGAGCCGGGTCGACCGGTCGGCCGCTTTGCAGATTGATGAAGTCGGTCTTGAGGTTGCCGTCGAAGAAAACGCGGATGCCGATTTCCAGCGCGAGGATGGAGTTGATGTCGGCCTGAATCTGGGCCTTTTCCTCGTCGCCCTCGGTCTTCTTGAGGCGTTCGCGGTATTCCTTGAGAATAAGCTCGATGGCACCGTAACGGTGACCGCCGTCCGTCTGGGCGAGCGGGTCGTCGCTGTCGACTTCCAGGGTGAAAGTGCGGTTGGTCTGGTCAAGGACCAGCTTGCTCTTGTGACGCTCGTGCAGGCCGGCCGACAACTGGGTTGGAGTGAAGTTGCCGTTGAGCATTTCGCTCTTGAGCTTCTTGACATGGGCGTCAAACAAGGCCCGCTGTTCGCCCTTGCCGGACGACGCGTTGTACCGAACCGGCATCACGTACTGGGCCGCTTCGGCGTACGGAAGGTGGATGTCGGCGTAGGAACGCGAATTACCCAAAAGATTCCAAACATGAAACTTGCCGTTGATGTTGCCAACCATGTCGTTCTCCAAGAAAAAGTGTGTTTGATAGCCGTGTCGTATGGCCCGATATTAAACGACTTCGTTCAATTGTCAAGGGGCTGCAAGAACTTTTTGACCCGCTGTCGTTCCGTCGCAGTCACGAGCTTGTAGACGCAAACGGCCAGGCCGACCGCTTCATGAAGAGAAACTTCTGGTCACGCTCGACGCTGGGCATTTGCATAATCCTTGATAAAATGCAGTAACGCCGGATTCTCTTTGGCAATGTCCATCAGATACTCGTCAATTTGATGGCGAGGATTTGCTTCGACCTTGTCCACAAGAGTACCGATATCCTCGTTCGTCACGTTCATAAAGCCTCGCAAGTTAAAAGCGGCGACAGGCCAGATAATAGCATGGTCGTGCAGCCTGTCAATAGGCTCGTTGCAAAATCCATAGCCCATTGTTGGCGTCGGTTCGGTAGGCGGTCGTGTACTCGCCCGGGTAGGAAGCGAGAAACTCTTCAATGGCCGGCAGAATCCCCTTGGCGCGACGGTTAGGTCCGGAGGCGTCCACCATCCCGCAGGTGAACGTGTCGTGAAAAGCAAGAAACTTGCGAGCCTTGCGACCCCACAAGGAAAGCTCCCTGCTTACATGCTCGTACGTGTGCAGCGTGTCCACATAGAGAAAGTCCGTTTCCGCTACGCCCAGGTTGGGGTCGGCAGTGTTTCCTTGATAGAAGTGCCATTTGCAGGGAAGGGTAATGGCTCGGAACCTCGTCACCATTTGGGATTCGACTATGTCGTAACTGTGGACCTCCCCAGATTGGCCGACGCCGGCCATCAGCGCAACTGTTGAATGTCCTTCGCGGACACCAAACTCCGTGACGTGCTGGCACAGGCTGGCGAAGTATTCCAGAACGGGAAGGTGAAGCACGGTGTCGCTCACCGGGGAATTGCCCCTAACGGGACACTCCAGGTCAATCGGTAGACGGTGGTAGTAGTCAGATTTGATTTGCTCGAATTCTGTCACTTGAGACTCCAGTAATAAAAAACCCCAGCGTGAGCCGGGGTCTTGTTTTAACTCTGCTTCTCGAATCTTGATTTGATAAAGTGCCAGGGCACTCCGAATACAACCCCGAGCCCGTACGCCAGGAGAATGAAATCAGCGAATGTCATGGATGCACCCCGACTGGACTTGGGCGTTACACTGCGACACCAAGGCGGCTTGTTTTACCAACATCACGCCAGCCAAGGCCAAGGCTAGAACGCATGCGACGTAAAACCAGAGTCGTGGCCCCTCATGAGAGCGATTCCAAAGTAATTCAAAGGTAAACGCGAAAACAATAAACAGGCTCATGTTGGCCATATACGTATCGTGGAGCCAGGTGGCGGACATCCACATCGACCCAAGCATTCCGATGGCGTAAATCACAACCCTGAATATCAGGGAGAACACGCCGAAAGTGTTTGCGTCGTGGTCCACCAACGACTTAACTATCTTTTTCATTCTTCTCTCCGTTGTCTGGTAATTCGACTCGCCCATCTTCGCCAAGCTTGATGGAGAATCCCCCTTTGCGCAGAGCGGTGAGCGCGAAGTCGATGGTTGTCATACCGCCGAGTCCGGCCATTACGCAGACGCCAACCAGGAAATAGATGTTGTCCTGAAACTTGGTGAACCAGAGCAGGCAGATACCCAGCCCCAGTAAGCCGCTATTTAGAATTGCGCTCAGCAAACCCAGTATGGTCAATGGTTTGCCAGAACGAAGTAGAGCGGCCAAACCGGCTAAAGCCGAAACCCCAAAGGAGGCCAGGAATACTCCGAGGGGGCTTATTGTATTGTCCATGGGAATACCTCCGTTGTTACATACCCCGTTGGTCGTCCCAGTAGTCAATTATCTCGACATCTTGATAGCCCTTATCCTTCAGGTACCGGGCCATTTTCTCGGCCCACTGCCAGCGATGGCGTTCAAATACGCCAAACAAGCGTTCTTCCTGGCTGTTCGGGTCTGTCGCGGTAACGTGGTGTTCGAGCATGGTAGGTCTCCTGGGAAGACCTACACCGTGGCTAGCGGCCCTTGAATTTTTGCCAGCCTTGCCAGACGTTGACGACCTCGCAACCGTCGTCTTCGGCGTACTTCACGGTATGGGCTGTTCCGCCGTCCGGACCGCCATCCCAGAGCGCCAGCAGAACGCTACAGCGGTCCACCATCCATTTATCTCTGAGCAGGAAAGCCTTATTGCTGTATTCCTTGGCGACGACGTGAACCAGCTTCGCCCGCTTCAGTAGTGCGTGATACCTTTCCTGCCCAGCCGGTGGCCACTTACTCTCTTGACCTTCGAAGGGGATAGCAGCGACGAGCGGCAGACCAAGGATTACGGCCGCGTGGGCGATGGCCTGGTCCCACCCCTGCGCGAACCCAGAGACCACCTCGATAATGTTGTGGGCTTCGCTTTGCTTACGCAGTTCTTGCACTGCGAAGTCTGTCAAAAGTTTGTTGCTGGCGGGGTCGTAGCCGAGACCGAGACGTGGAGGGCGGTGGCCAGTGGCGGCGAGAATGGTACTCACTAGATAAGTCCTTGTTCCTTGCAGTATTTCCAGGCTTTAACGACAACATCGGCATGGCACGCCTTGGGCGAACACCAACACCCGACCTCATCTTCCTCATGAAGCTCGGCCAAGGCGTCAAGAATCCTTGGGTTCCTGGCTTGAATCTCGCCCCAGAGCCACTTTCGATAGCAAGGGACGCTTCGGCAAGCTGTTTTCTGCTCCATGGCGGTGGCGAAATGAAGGACGCCGCAGATGGGGCAGGGCACGTTTGGGATAGAGCAAGGGTTTCCGAGGGGGCTTGGCCGGCCCAGGTACTTCACGCCGGCCTCGCGGGCCTGGTCGACGCCGCCGTAACTCTTGATGTTGACCACCATCATGGGTTGACAACCTTTTCCAGGTCCTTGATTTGACTTTCCAGTTTCGCCATCCGGCTTTGATAAACTCCCGGAGCCCTTTCCTGCTCATCCTTGAGCCTGCCGAGCATGCTTTTGGCGTACTTCAGTTCTTTTGCGGCATGCCTACGGGCGACTTCCTCGACGTACGGGACTGGATTGTCCACGCTAACTTCCAAGGTCTGGAAGACGACAATCTCAATCTTGTCGAGGTTGTACTTTGGCTTCTCCCGGAAGTGAGCCAAAAGGTTGGCGTGACGTTGCCAGGTCTTCCCGAGCTTGCTCCACTTGGGAGAGGTGCCACCGGTTGAAAACAAACCGGTGGTCTTGTCTCGAATCTTGTAGGTGAGCATGGTTATTTGCAGCAGCGGCAGTGGTCGCAGGCGCACTCGTCGCAGCAACACTTGGGCTGGACGCAACATCCACTGAAGGTGTCACGAACGACCGAACAGTTGCGGTCGGCCAGGACGCCGCCAACGAACGCTACCGCACTGACCAAAACAAGAATTGCTGCCTTGCAGAAAAAGGCAAGGACTGGGTTCTTGCCAGAAACTCCACGAACATACTCGCCCGGAATCAGTCGGCCGGTGTTGGTAGGGAGATTGTTGTTTGACACGATTGGTTTGTCCTCGTAGGTTAAGGGTTTGATAAGAGGGTGACGGCCGGAATCGAACCGGCTCCTTCTGGTCCACAGCCAGACGTGCAGCCAATACACCATCGTCAACATGTTGCGGGCCGTAGGAATCGAACCTACTTGTCGCCGAATCGAACGGCCTTTTCCCTTGCCGGGGACGGGCACCTTGCCCCTTTCATCCAAAACCCGCATATTATTTATTTTCTATAGTAGATTCAGGACGGAAGGTTAAAGAGTTGACAAGAAAATGAAATGCGCCAAACGACAAAACTGTTAGGGTCAAGTAAATCATGGCCAGACAGCCAACGAAATAATTGACAATCACCGACGTCAACAAGTCTTGCTTTTCTTCTTTCATGCTACTCATCCTCGTCTTCTTCCAAGTCTTCAGCACTGTTCGTGCCGGGGATTGTTACGGGCATTGTCGGTTATCCCCACTGTTTCCTTTGCCGACGCTCTTTCCAAGACTTCGAGTGTTTTACCCACACGTCGTCATACGCTGTTGGTAGTTGCCGAGGTGAACGCTTGGGACGAACAAACTCACGCTCTTCCGGCCGACCGTTACGACACCTTTCCTGCGTAGTCTTGGGATGGCGCATCCATCCCCATTGAAATTTGGCCATAAAGCCTCCTGTAAGTGGTAACTTACAAGAAGGGCAAATCCGCTAGCTTTCGCATGGAATCCTCGGTAAGGGTTAAATGTCCGTTGAGGTTATAATGGTCAGAACAAACAGTGGAGCCCTCAACTCCCATAGACACACGCCACCCATTCGCGATAGCGGTTCGTAGTTGCTGGGCTTGCTGTTCGTCCACCTCAACCCTCATTGCCACCGTCTGCGGCGAGATATCGCCCCAGGCATCTGGATGGCCGGCTCGTGCGATGATTACTTCTAGTTCCATAAGGCCAAGCCGGAAGTCGAATCCGGACTACTCCCATACCAAAGGAGTATGCTGCCGCAGCACAAGGCCAGGCTGACGCTACTCCGGTTTACCAGTTTTCTTTCTGGGGCGGTCGGGGACGTCCCGAACCATCGCCTGATGCCAAACGTATCCGCCTGCGAGCCCCATAACTGGGCCACCTTGGGGTCGCCACCCCTCCTTAATCCACCTATTCACTTCGTGGGGCAGTTCGTCGCCGGTTGTGGTCTGGACAAGGCCGTACTCAATCAAGGTTGGTCCTCCAAAAAGAAGTAGTCGAGGTGGGAGTCGAACCCACAGCGGGGTTACCCCCTCTGGTTTCTAAGACCAGCGCGTATGCCAATTCCGCCACTCGACCATAAGCGACTTCGACGGGATTTGAACCCGCAACCTCACGCCTCGACAGGGCGGTGTTCTGTTCTTGTTGAACTACGAAGTCGTTGTTAGAACCCCCACTTTTCATTCGTTCGTATGCGGACTTCTACCGCCGTATATCGTGTATGCTAAAAGCGGGTTAAAACATCAACACGCCAACCGGTCTTCGTTTCAATGCGTTGGGTAGGAGTCGAACCTACAAAGGACAGTAAAGTCCCCCGGGGTTACAGCCCAGTTGCCTCGCCAGTGGACGCCAACGCGAAGATATTAGTTCGTCACAACTCTCCAAGCGACGAGCATTAACGCAACGATAAAGGAGTAAATCGCCCCAAACAGAGCAATCTCCAAGAACATCTGAACGAGTGTGACCCAATCTTTCTTGCTCATCTTTTCAAGGACTCCATCATTTGCAGCGTCAGATGAATGTTCGCCGTGCCAAATGCGACAGCCATCCCGGCAGGGCAGTTCACGCCCAGGTTCGGCCAGGTGCGCCGACCACATGTTGGACAAGGGATGCTCGTGTACGATTCAAACTGGGACATGGTTCGTCCCCAACCTTTACATGTATCACACCAGGTCTCTTCGCAAACCTTGATGTCCTTGACCGAAGTCCCCTCGATGCACACCATTTCGTGGTGCCGGTGGCAATAATGGAAGCAGGTAGCTTCTTCGGAACAGGAGGGGAGTTCGCATTTCATGGCTTCGCGACCTTTCAAAAAACTGGACCCGGAGGTAATCGAAACCTCATTTTCCGGTTGCAGGCCGGATGTCTTCCCGTTAGACGACGAGCCCTTAAAGCGGTTGTCCGAATCTGACGCCAATCACGTCTTGCTCACTGGCCACTCGGCTCAACCGCAGCGATGCTTTCTTTCCCACTCCATTCGGCCACAAGAACAGCCGCCTAGTCGAATATCGCATCTGCAAATCGGCTCATCTGATTGGCCTGGAGGTTGAGGCGGTTTGCACCAGTAAGCCGGAATATTATAAAGAGTAGTATCCCCGATATTTGGAGTGTCCTTCACGACAAAGTAAAGGTACGGAAAGTCATTTCTACCAACTCCAACAGCGAAAACTTCGCCCTTCTTACCACAAACCTTGCTCCAAGTGTCGTTGGTGGCGTGAGTTACCCATGATGGCACGGTGGCAGGGTCTAGGATAAATTCTGGCACATCACCAAAATCGGAGTGAACCTCAACGGCGTCTCCTACCCTAAAATGTTTGGCGACAGCGATACATCTTTCTAGTAAAGACATAGCTCAATCCCGTCCTCAAAACACGTCAGTTCCGACACACCTTGGGGTGTTGCCTCAACCGGCCTCATTGGTGTTTTAATCTCAGCCTTGTTCATCGCGGCCACAACAAACTCAGTGCAGAGGTAGGACTCCTTCGCTATCGCGTCATTCCCCCGCAGGAATCTCCACAGGAGACCAAACCATTTGCAAACGATAGTTGATAGGACATACCGTTTCTGGTGAACACCTTCCCAAAGCTCCATTGCCGCCTTAATGATTGCTTCCCTGCTCATCTCGTACTCTGGCTTTAGCTTGTGCCAGTAGGCTCGACAGCCGTCTCGCCGTGACGCCTCCAGGATTCCGTCTAGCGGGAAAAGGCGAATGCCTCCATCCATGGACTCCAGCAAAAAGACCCTGCCGTTTATGGTCATCGCGAACGCGGTGTGGCTGTAAAGCCCGTTGGTGTACCACCGAATAAGCCGGGAAAGCCAGGTCGTGCCGGCAAAGCAAATCAGGTCGCCATCTTTGATGTCATACATGAGCGGAGCCGGTTAGCAGGAAAGGGTAGTGGGCACCCATTCTTACACCGGTCTAGTATGCTCCTGGTCGAACTTCTCCGTTCTCGCTTGGGACGTAACCACAAGGCATCTTTTCGTCAAACCAATCCACCCAGTCGATGACCTTGTAGAGGACGCGGTCGCGAGGCTTCAGGTCGCTTAACCAATTCAAGAAGCTGCTGAAACAGCTGAAGGCTCTTGGCTCGCTCCAGTTACCGGCCTGGGCGTGATAGGTGACCACCGCCAAGACCAGTTTGTCGTCGCGAATCCCGCGAAAGGCCTCTCGAAGGAAGTCGCGGTTAAAGACTGAAAGATGTTTACTCATCATGGCTGGGGTGGGACCACGTCTTGCTCTCGTTGTTCCCAATGAAGTTTCCTGTGACAGTTGGCGCAAAGCACATCACATTTCGCTATTTCACGCTTCAGCTTCGCAACTGAGCCATTGGTCACTAACGTCGCAATATGGCCTTCCTTTTCCTCCGGATTACGATGATGGAAGTCTAGGCAAGCAATATGGTTTTCTCCGCATGTCTGGCAAGCTAGGGTGCTTTTGTAATCCAGTAGCCACTGACGGAGAAGTTTGCGCTGTTTGGATGCTCGTGTTTTATGCGAATCACGATTGCGGTAGTAATACTCTCGCCGGTATCGTCGTAGCTTATCTTGGTCTTTTGTTGGCATTTGTCTTTACGGTTTACCTCCGCAAAGACATACACCGGTTCCAAGCTTATTCGGTTGTTTTGGAGTCCGAAGCCGTCGCCGGACGGACGACCCTAGGTAGCGCTTTCAGCGCCCTATCCAGTTGAAAGTTCTGCCAGGCCTCATGTCCCGGAGCTAAGTAAAGAATGATAGCAATTAGAGCTTGCTCCCAAGTCACGTCGCCTGCTTCCCAAGCCATCAACCAAGCTTTAACGTTCGCGTTGTGTCGAGCCAATTCAAAGACCTTGAATGGCGCAAAGTCGTTCGTCATTTCTTAAATCGTCTCCGACCATTTCTTCTCCCGCAGAGCTGGCACTTCCTCCAAACGCCAACACAAGCTCTGTCGCATCCGCACCAAAATAGCCGCTTGCGTGGCGACAGCCTCTTTTGTCGATTGGTTAGGTGTTCTTTGTTGGGTGACATCACTGGTCCGCAGGACAAGTAGACCGAGCAGGAATCGAACCTGCGTAAACTCGCGTATCAGGCGAGGCCCTAGCCTCTCGGGTCACCGGTCTGTGGCTTCGCAATCTCCGTAGGAGAAGACTGAAGAGGGACTCGAACCCTCGAAAACAAGGTTGCAGCTTGCTGTCCGGCCTCCGGTTTCAGTCGGGCTTCGCCAAAAGGGTTTTCACAACGTCGTCGTTCTCAGCAAAACAAACCGCCTTCATCAATACCAAGTCATGGTTACCGGTTGGGTAATCCGCTACTTGTTTGTTGTCGGACGCCCTACGGACCGTCCAGGGGGTGGTGTGACGACTAATCCAGTATGTTTGTTTGCTTCGGTCCCAAGTCGACTCGCTCATGCTACACTCACAGTAAGATGTGGATGAAATCCATTATGAATTTCCGCGTGGCAGTTGGCGCACACGAGAACACATTTATCAATCTCCTCTTTCATTCGTTCAAAACAACGGTTCCGCTTTACGTTCCATTCTGGGTCCTTCTTTTTTGGGTCAACATGGTGAAACTGAAGGGAGCCAAGACATTTGCTATAGCCGCATAGGCAGCACTTGCCGCCTTTGTATTCGACCAGGCGATGCTTGATGTCAGCGGCCCATCGTTTTTGCCGTGTGTTCGTGCAGGCCTTGCATTCAAAGCGTTTGGCCGGATAAAAGTTGGTTGGGTCATTCTCGCCGCATGGGCAGGTGTATTTCTTCCATTTCTCTTTTCCTTTCGTGCGGACGGTCTTTAGTCCGTATTTGATTAGCCAGTAACGAACACCATTTTTAGTAGCTCCGACCGCTGTGGCAATTTCAGCCATTGACATACCAGCATCGGTATAGCTCTGTAGCATTTGTTTATCCATCTTATTGCCTCCGCGTGTAAATACACCAGGAGACACGAAAGATAGACAAACCAGTTTACCGTCGTTTAGTCAGGGTGGTTGGAATCGAACCAACGCTATGTCCTAGTTCCAAGCTAGGCGAGCAGCCATTGCTCATCACCCTGTTGGCCGGGATTCTCCCGGCAGAATTAGTCGCGAAGCGTTCCGCGCTCTTTCGAGTATTCGAGGTATTCCGCCACCTTCAGCATCTTCGCGTGCTGCTTTTCCTGGTCGGACGCCCGAATCTTACGAACGCCGTACAGTATTCGTACCACACCCAAAAGGTCGTCCAGTTCGTCCGCAAGTCGCTCGGCGTTGGTCAGGTCTTGCCCCTCCTGGACTTCTTCGAGACCAAACCGCAACGCCTTCGTAGCCCGCTGAGCCACTTCGGCACATTCCTCGGCCAAAATCGTCAGCAAATGCTCAGTCGTGTTCAAGGATGCCCGCCTCCATCAAAACCTTTTCTGCCTTGGAAACCGCTATCTCAAACGTACCCTCAAGTCCACGCGGCGTGTCATAGCGGCCTGGGATGTGAGTGAACCACACCCAACCTATCTTGCCATCGTCCGGCTCACCCAGCGGGACGGACGCTAATTCGGCGTCGTTGAAGTAAATCTCGGCGTAGTATGGTTTTCGCACCACACCCCGCACCATCTTGCCGAATCGCCACTCGTTCTCGTCATGGAGTTGCCAAACAAGGTTGTTCAAAAAATACGCCCTCAAAAAGTTGCGGCCGGTCGAGGCAAAAGAAGAACATTATGCCCCTTCTCCTGCTCACCTAAGCACCGGTTAACCGGCCGTGTAAGTTGACCCCCTCGGAATCGAACCGAGCTACCCGCGTTTTCAGCGCGGAGCTTTCACCAGGTTAGCATTTGGGGCCAGTCATCCAGGTAGGACTCGAACCTACGGTAAGTTGGGCGTAAACCAACCGCTTTAGCCGCTAAGCTACTGGACGCTCACTTTTACTTCTAACGTTACGGTAGCGAGGCTGGCTACCTCAAATGCGACAAAGCCGTATCGAGGACCATACCCAGACTTTTCTAGCGTCAACCTCTTTATTTCGGCTTCCCATTCTTTTTTGTCGGTCGTGATGTAATGTTCAGCCATTCTTGTGTCAGTGGTTCCACCCCATCCATCGTCATGGGTAATCGAACCATATGTAAGGATTACGTAGTGATGACCTTTCGGAACATCTTCGACAGCGTTAACCCGCTTTAATGGCATGGTTCATCTCCAATCCCAACCGCCTCATCAAAATCATTCGGCCACGGGTCTCTTCTATGAGTCTTTCCTGCTCACGCCCCTTCTTGTCGTCCCAGTACGAGAAGAATTCAGCGCCGCCAATGAACTCCGCAGTGCAGCCAGTCATGTAGTCAAGGAAGTAGTTGCACCTTTTACAATGACGTTGGTACTCCATCAACACGGTGTCAAGACGGTCTTCCGTGTAGGTGGTTGGATAGTTGCAAACAGGGCAGGCTTCGTCAGAAATCATGATAGAACCCTTATACCACAACACGATAGCCTGTCAATAGGCTGGTCATACGAATTTCAAGTAGCGGGTTTGGGTGCCGACCCCAATGCAAGCGGGCTTCAAAGGCCCACCCGTCTGCCGAGACCCCCGCAGTTGCCAGTCGTGGTGTCGAGCCACGCGAGACGAGGTTCAGAGCCCCATCTGTTCGCCGGAACCCTGGCAATAAAAAAGGCGACCGTTGGTTGCGGTCGCCCTTGAAGTTCATCCAGGAATAATGAGGGATGGTTACATCAACGGACCGCTGGCGTGGCCGGCATCATAGGTCGGAATGGCAAACCAGAGTTGTTGATGTAAACAGGTCATGATAGATATTACACCAGGCTCGCGCCTGAAAGCTAAACAAAAAGTGTTCTCTCCCACCGTCACGACTCCCAGTTCTGAGTCTGGTCTACTCTCTCCGGTCGTTCAGAGTCTGGCCTATTTACCAGCGTTACCTTCTAGTAGGTAGGGCCGGTTGGGTTCGCCCCAACCAGAATTGTAAGCAGGAAAGGTAGGCTTCTGTGCCGTTCGTACTAAGGACTAAGTTGGGTGTTCCCCAAGCCGTATTTCAACGGCCGACCAGCCATCCACGCTCTATTGCTCATGCGTGAACCGCCACACCTTTCCTGCAAATGCGCCAGCCGAGAATTGCACTCGGTCTTCAACGTTGGCAACGTCGCGGGCTAAGCTATTACACTACAGGCGCGAAAGAGTGTCTGGTGGGAATCGAACCCACGTAAAACCTGTTTGGAAGACAAGTGCCTCGCCTCTCGGCCACAGACACATAAGAGCCAACGCAAGGATTTGCACCCTGATAAGTCGGGTACAGGCCGACCGTAATGCTATTATACGACGCTGGCAGGGTAAGTAATACTACACCGGCTCGTCAAGCTTGCACATCGGGACCTTTGTTAAGAGAAAAACGGCTCGCACTCGAACCGTCTGGTGTATTTAATTGTGACACCAGTTCATTCGAGTGATAGAGATGGAATGTATTAGCTGTAAAACGCATACCAATAATCCCAGGTTTTGCGGACGCTCATGTGCGGCATCTTATAACAACAAGGTGGCCATCAAGAGGCGCAGGACCAACAAGTGCCGTAAATGCGGGGACGCTATTATTGCCAAGCAGACCTATTGCGGTAAATGCTGGAAGGATGTTAGCCAAGCAGTGGACATGCCGCTTAGCCAGGCAAAATACTGCAAATACGGGACAAATAACGTCAACACATTAGTTCGTTCGCGAGCAAGGTCAAAAGTCTTGCAACTAAGGAGGCCGCTTCGATGTTGTGTCTGCGGTTACTCGAAGCACGTAGAGGTGTGCCACATAAAGGCAGTATCAGCGTTTTCTGACGACACAATGTTGAGCGTAATCAACGCGCTTGAGAACCTGACACTGCTTTGCCCAAACTGCCACTGGGAGTTTGACCATGGCGAGTTTACTGAGCCACTACCATCTGTTGCCGACACGGTAATGTCCGCCGCTTAAATAGCCCGACAAGGAATCGAACCTTGACTAAGGCCTTAGAACGACCTTGTGCTTGTCCGTTACACCACCGGGCCGAGGGCGTTAGCTCTTGATGCGTCCGCACACGACAACGCTATCATCCAGCACGGCTAAGCCAACTTCTCCATACCCGTAGTATCGTGGCACGTTCCGGTTGCCGAAGTGGGCCGGGTCCTCAAAACAGAGGAAGTCATGCTTGTACGGCATAATCAGGGTATCTTCCGCTTTGGCGTGATGGACGCCAATTAACCAACCATCTTCCTCGATATAATAGATGCCGCCTTCGCCAAAATGTTCGCGAATACTACGCCTTAAATCGGAGTAGGTGCCGGTCGGCAGTTCCTTATTGTTTTGCGCGGCGACAAGAAGTAGCTGCCGCGCGTGCTTTTCAAGCCTATCGCGGTAGCGCTGTCTCGCTTCAGCTTCCGTGTCTCCCGCGTTACCGAAAAGGCAAATCGGCACGTACACCCAATCTAATTGATTTTTGTCCTCGACTGGGCCGGAAGGGGCAAGGAACCATGCCGTGGTTCGATGGCCCGCGTTGAGAATGAAGTCCTTTGGGAACTCTGGTGTTTGGCCGTCCTCAAACTTAATCGGCGTGAACACCGACAGGGGCGCGACAACTGGCAGGAAGACATCTTCCGTCTTGGCTACAGCCACAACGGGCTTGATGCCCAAAACAGCCGCAAAACCGGCCAACACCTTCCCGAGAAAACCACGACGATTCATCTTTCCTCCGTTGGTTGAAAACTAGCCTCGCAAGGATTCGAACCTTGTCCGCTATTTTCGTAGAATAGAATGCGTCCTTCACACCCCGAGGCTATAAGCAGGAAAGGTGGGCGAAACCTCTCCTGCAAAGTTATTAACGACGACCAGGAGCGATTGGGCCAGTGTCCTTGTTCATGACCACCTCGCGAAGCGCGTCGATGGTTTGACGACCGGAAGCCGAATCCGACACCTTGTTGCTGATGTCGCGAATGGTTTCCTGGGCCTTGACGTTCTGGTCTTCGAGGCGCTTGACCTGGGACTGAAGGTCCGTCACCTTGCCGTTGAGGCCGGCAATGGTTTGTTCCGCCGCCCTCTTCTCGATTTCGACATCCTTCAGCGTCAGAGCGAGCTTATGCTCGTAGTCGCGCTTCAGGGAGTTGCCGACGATTGCCTCGGCCTTGGCGACTTCCTTCTTCAAGACCTCGGGGAACCCATTGACCTGGGCGACGAGCGTAGCGAACTCGGCTTCGCGAGCCTTGAGGGCCGCTTCGCGGTCTGCCCACTGCTTTTCGAGCAGTTCCTTGCGGGAAGCTTCCAGCTTCTGTTGTGCGGCCAGCTTGTCGGCGAAGTCGGCCTCGGCCTTGCGCCGCTTCAGTGTCGTCTCGTAGTTGTACTGTTCTTCCTCGCGGGCGCGGTCGGTCGCTTGACGACGTTTCTCTTCCGTCCATTGCTCGCGGGCGGTTTCGATTTCAGCTTGAAGTTTGGTCAGGGAGTCGGCTCCAACCTCGATGTCGTGGAGCGACTTCAACTCGGCCTTCTTGACGATGATTGCCGCCTCGACATTGCCGAGGTCTTGCAACTGCTCGGCCAGCTTTGCCGACACGGTCGTCAGCGCCCGCTGAATCTCGACCTGGGTGCCCGAAATCTTCTGGGTGACCTTGTCCAGGCTCAAATCGCTCGCGGCCTTGACCACTTCGGTCGCCTTCGCTTCGGCTGCCGCCGCAACCTTCGCCTTACCTACTGCTTTTGCCATGCTAACGCAATTCTCCATTGGTGAAACAAGTGGGTTCAAACACACAATCAATGACAGGGGAGGGAATCGAACCCGAACCTTCGGGACCTTGGCCAAGGCACCCCTAAGAACCCTCAGTCTTGGTAAGTAATCCAAGAGCAGGCTCCAGCCCGCAGCTACTTAGTCCATCCTTCAGTACCACCGAACAGACGTTTCGCCCTGATGCACCCCCTGCCAGTAGCCCCGGCGAGATTCGAACTCGCGTAGTCGCTTACGCGACACAGCTTAGGAGGCTGTCGCCTGTCCGCTAGGCTACGGGGCAGTTGACTTATTTACTGGACGCCGCCAGGTGATTCCAAGTGGGCTTCTCGCCCTTCTTCTTGGTGACGTCGACCAGGACCTTCGTGCCTCGCGGAAGCAGCCTGTTCACGCTTCTCGACTCGATGAAGATGTCGTAGTTGGCGTGATTGCCGGGCTCGACCTTGGCGTCAGCCCCGTTCGGCAAGCCAATGAGGTCTCGCGCCTCCTGCCCGCCCCAGATGGCCTTCTTGCCCTTCTCCATGATGAGGACCCGCTTGTTCGCCTGAACCTTCTCGGGCTTCATCAGTTGGAAGAAGGTGGAGCCGACCACATAATCCTTCTTGGTCTTTTCCTCAACGAAGTCCCGGACTTCCGTCTCGTGACTGACGGTGTAAACCTTGAACTTGTCGCTGATGTCGTCCAGGGTCTTCTGCACATCCTTCGGCTTGACCTTGGACAAGTCGGTTTGAACGTAGAATCGGTCAACCGACATCTTCCCGGCCGACCGGGCGTTCATGTAGCCAGTCAATCCTTGGACGCTGGCCTGGGTGCCGATTTCGGTGCCCTGAACGGTTTGTTCCCATTCGCGAATGTCGCCGGGAATGCCAAAATGATTGCGGAAAGTTGCGCCGTACCCGTTCGGCATTTGGTATGCGAACGTCCAGTTACCTTCCTCGATTTTGCCACGAACCAGTTCGGCCAGGTTGATTTTGCCCCAACCGGAATTGGCGCTCACGCCACGATAGCGAGTGCTGTGGTTTTCCTGGCCATCCGTGATAACCTCGACCAGGTAGGCATCGCGGGAATTTGCAGGAAGAGTGGAAAGTTGTTCAACCGCGAAACCGATACCGTCCAGGAGAGCCGTGTTGCCATAGGGGCGGTAGTTGCTGAAGGTTAGCGGCTCAACGTTTTGTACGGACCGATTCAGGTACTGAAGATGCGGCTGGTCACTGAACGTTATGAGCGTGACATAGATTTCAAGGCCGAGCTTGCTTCCCTGCTCACGCAGGACGTTGATTCGGTCGTTGAACGCGTTCATGACCGCCGATGTCAAGCCGTACTGCTGGATGGAACTGGAGGAGTCGAGAACGAACGCGATGTGCGTGCGAGAGACAGGAACCTTCTTTTTTTTGCTGACGCGAGGCATACAAAACCCTCAAGAGAAAAATGGGAACAAACAGACTGAATGCTGGCAGGGAAGGCTTCGAACCTTCGACTTTCCTTTAACAGAGGAAAATTTTACCTATTAAACTACCCGCCAGTTTTTAACCATTTACGTACAGCGTTATCGGACACGCCATATTTACGACCGGTTGCGCAATATCCAACCGCACTTACTTCTCGCTGAATCTGCTCAAGAGGCGGCCGAACCGCTTTTCTTTGTTTAGGTCGCGGTTTGGTTCGCCAATTAGGGTCAGGTACACGCTTTGCCTTTGGCTCCTTAATCGGCACATGAATCTTCGGTGACTTATAGTCCACAGGTATACTAGCGCAGCCGGACTCGACCTCTCGGTGACAATTAGCGCATAGGAGAACGCATTTTTCGGCCTCAGCTGCAATTAAGGCAAAGTTTGGTGTGGACCCTTTTACTGACAACGTAAAGACTTTACGTGTTGGGTCAATATGATGAAACTCTAATGCTGAGTTGCATTTGTTATACCCGCATAACACACACTTGCCGCCGAAAGCGTCGATAAGCCGACGTTTAACTCGTCGTCTATGTTCGGCCACCCGTTCCGAGCGACACTTTGGACAAATATACGCACCATTGCCGGACAGATGATGTTCTAGCTCGCCGTGCTTATCGCACGATTTCAGCTTTCGGTTTGGTTTGTCGGATATCATTGCATAGAAGCAATACACCGACGAATTACATTAGCTGATAATTTTGTTATGATGGTTCGGGAGCCGCTAGCCCCAAATGAACCATCCAACAAGCACGCCCAATCCAAAAGCTATAGGCAGGCCAAGGAGGATGATGAAAAACAAACAACTCATAAGGCCTTGAATCGCTTCACCGAGAAAATTCATTGTTTGGTTGGCCCCAGTAAGTTGTACGCAATGGCCGTAAGGCCCACGAACACAGCGTGAACAACGACGCCCATCCAATCCTCAGCCCGAACATAAAGGATGGTCAGGCAAGAAAAGAAACCGCAAAGCAATAAAGCAAAAGGTCTCATAGAGGCTCCGCTTAAAAACGTCGGGAGGGAGTTGAACCCTCTGCTACTGGAGGCTTACGCCATTCTTCGCACGCGAAGCTAGCTATTCGCGTTGCGTTTCACACACGCCGCCGACGCTTCATAACCTGCCAAAGTGTGCATCGTTGAGAGGCATGACAGGTTGTTTTCAATCTCGGACAGGTGGGTCATATATAGGCTCGCTCAAACCCACACTTCCCCAGGTGACCCCAGGTGTTGTATCCCAGCCTAGGAGGAGTCCGTGTTCCGCCTTTAGTTGGTTGTCAACAACTCTCGGTCGCGAATCAGGCAGAGCATTTCCTCGACCTGTTCGACCATACTCAACGCCGTTCGCTTGAGCAGGGAAAGAGGCAGCTTGCCGGCCTTCACGCTTCGCTTGGAAACGGGAACAGACCGCTCAATTGCCTTGTTGATGCCCATGTGCCGCTCGAACTTGTCGCCCTTGCGACACTTGCTCGACCCGACAAAGAGCTTTCCCTGCTTATCAATCATCGCGACGACCGTGCCGACCCGACGACCGTTGGCCTTGCGCTTGTAGCGGATGATGTGCCGCGCGTAAGTGCTGAGGATAAGATGGTTTTCGTCGGCCAAGTTCTGCAAATACAAACTGCGACTCAAAGAAGTAGCCAAGGTAAAGTCTCCTATGTAAAGGTCCTGGTTAGTGGCGCGTGTGGGAATCGAACCCTCACCTCGTAGGGTAAAAGCCTAGTACGCTACCAGTTACGCCACGACCCCATTTGAAAATGGTTGGGTCGCGCGTTTTATAACTGTCGCGTTCAGGCTAGTCATCGACTCGAATGTTAGAAACATCGCTGAGCTTTAAGGTAATGGTCGGGCTCACTCCGTCGTGAGCAGTTAGATAGATTGTTGGGTTACCAACAGGGTCCCACGGCTGAATGTGTCCGCTTACGCTAGACCCATCCTTTTTTGTAATCGTAACCAGATGGTGCATTACCCGCTGGTACTGATTTAGTTCATTAAGTGTCATAGTCGGGGCGGTAGGAATTGCACCTACAATCTTCTGCGTATGAGACAGCCATGTTACTGTTACACCACACCCCGATGAGTGACCCGAGGCAGAATCGAACTGCCGTCTTTGCCTTGAGAGGGCAATATCCTGGCCGCTAGACGACCGGGCCACGTTTACTTCTCGTACGGCTTAACTCGCCGTTTGTAGAAGTCGTGTAGGACAAAGAATAGTACACTTGCCCACACGACTACGCCAAGTACAACACTCACTTTTTGGGCACCGGTGGGGCACCCAACAGACCCTCGACCGACCGCATGAAGCTCTCCGAAAGGATGTTCACCCGCATGTCGCTCGGCAGATAACCCTTGATGCCTTCGAAGCCCTTGGCCATGGACTCGGCCACCTTCATCTTGACGTAGTTCTCCGAGCCAGCGACAGAGTACGCGGTCAGTTCCAGCTTCGTTGCGTCAGCCTTGGCTTCGCCCAGTGCCTTGATGGCCTGAGCTTTCAGCACGCCAGCTTCCTTCTCGGCCTCAGCCGCCAGGACCTGGACCTTCTTGTCGGCCTTCGCGGCCAACTCGACCTTCTCGGCCGATGCCTTGGCGGCGACAACGGACGATTCTGCTTCCTGCTGAGCCTTCAGGATGGCGACCTTGGCGTCACGCTCGGCTTCCACGACCCGCTTGTTGTAGTCGGCCTGGGCTTCCGCCTTCGCTTTCAAGGCCTCAGCTTCCGCCGCCTTCGTCTCTTCCTCGGCGCGATTTCGTCGTTGCGTTGCCACCTGCCGGGCTCGAATCTCGCCGATGAACTTGTCGTCCAACTTGATGCCTTCGATGACAAACTGCTCAACGATGATGCCTCGCTCGGCAAGTTCGCCCTGCGGGTCGCACAAGTCCTTCTGGATGGCCGCTTGGAGTTTCACCAGGCCTTCGCCAGAATACGCGTCGATGGCCTTGCAGACAGTCGCCTCATCCTTTACGAGCCGCATCACGACCGGTCGAAGCACGATGTCCTCGATGTTGTTGCGTGCCATCTTATGGATTTGGACAATCTTCATAGGGTCGATTCGCCACTGGACGACCAGGCTAATCGCCATGTCTTGGCCTTCGGCGCTCTGAACATGGTAGGCGTCGGCGTCTCGTCCAGCGTACTTCGTGTCGCCGCCCTTGTTGTCGTTCATCACGAAGACTTGGACGCCCATGTCGTAGTTGTAGACTCGCCGCGACCAGCCAGGAAAGAGAAAGTACGTCCCGGGAGACCTCGGTTCGTCGTCGACGCCGGACCAGGACTCCATGACGCCGATTTCGTTGCCCTTGACCGTGTGGATGTCGAATGCGAAAAAGCTAAAAATCAGCAAGAACAGAGCGGCGATGCCGCCCCCCACCAACCAGGCGATTTGTTTACTCGTGAGCTTGTTCATCTGACTTCGATTCCTCCTTAATGGTTTCCTGCCGAAACAACATGACCGTGAGGACGATGGCGTAGACCAGGAACACTACGCACACCACGGGCAACAAAATCCTTGCGACAGCCAACTTCATGGTCATCGCCAAGAAAAACAGCCCGAGCCACACGGCCCCAAGTGCAACCAAACCTTTCGTTTTCTTATCCACTTCGTTTTCCTCGTTCGATAGATAGGTTTTAACATAGCCTGGCGATATGTCAATGGGCTACGCCTGCGATTTTCATACAGTGAGCCGCCGCGACAAGGATTTCAATTTCAGACTCGCCCTGGTTGATGAGCAAGGCGCGGCCCATTGTTCCATCGCTACGCTGGATGTTGACGGAAAACATATTCTTGAGTGGGATGACCACGAACCACCAGCCTTCGCCATGGCTAATCTTGTTGAGGACCGCTCGCACCCTAATCAGTTCGTCTACGAACGCCTGGACTTCTTCATTGATTGGTACGTCCACCATTCGTTTTTCTAACTCTTCTCGCCAGTGGTCGCCCAGGTAGATAGTGTCAGGCATGGCGGTGAAATCCCACTTGCCGGTCGTTTTCCAGTACGCGTATAGAAACTGGTGGTCGGGATTGTAGGGCTCAAACCACTCCGACAACTTTTTGGCGAACACTGCGCCAGCTTTCTTCACGAGGCGGTCTCCGTTTCTTTTTCAAACAGGCTTGGCGAGCCAAGATAAGCAGGAAGGGTATCCCGCAGCAGAACCAGGGTTGAAGGCATCAGCGACCGTTGCGGAGGAAGCTTGTCCAACTCGAACCATCGCCACATCAAGTGGGCCTGCTCTTCCTGCACATGCGGGCAACCGCACCAGTTCGCCCACAAGTAGAAGGCGTCACAATACCGCTGGTTCGTGAACGGATTGACGTTGGAGACCAACCCAATCAGTTCCGGCTCTCTATCTAATAGAAGCACGCCGGTCTCTTCGAATTGCTCTCGCCTGCACGCCTCGATATGGTCTTCGTTTTCCACCTTGCCGCCAGGGCACTCCCAGAGTGTTCGGTCGGACCGTAAGCCAAGGAGGACCTTGTTTTCAGGCGTTAGAAGAATATTACGAACGACAAGTATCGGTCTGCTCACTTGACGACTCCAGATGCGTGGTTAGGTGAACAGTCTGGGCAGTAATCTTTCATGTTGCTGCCATGTCGTAGGCGTGTCCAGCCCAATTTACGCGCAGTTGACAAGGCGTTCATCTCTCGCGTGTGATTGCTCGCAGTCAGGTCCGCACAGCCCGGCACCTGCGTCTTGCAGTTCTCGCACTCCACCAGTGTTATTTGTCGAATCACCTGCGGCCTCCTGCTTTGCTGGAATAGCAAAATCCTGCATAAGTTGTCCGGAAAGGTGCGCAATCTCATGTTGAGCGGCAACCGAGAGCAATAGACTGGTCTTGTTCAAGCCCAACGGGTCGGTCGGACCAAACGTCATCATGCCCGTGTTGAGGGTGTCAACAATCACCCACAGGTGCCTGCGAGTGGTCACCTTCACGCCGGGGAAGCTGAGACAGCCCTCGTCGAACTGAATCATGTCGTGGCTTTGGCCGATGATAACCGGGTTCATCAGGACAATCGGTCGTTCGTTGACCATCAACAAACAGACCTGTTTGTGAATCCCAATTTGCGGGGCCGACAATCCAATTCCCTGAACCAGTTCGGACTTGCCGCCAGACTTGCGAAACTTGTTGAGAGCCCGCTTGTTGACCTGTCGCAGGGCGTCCTGGAGCTTGCGAGCGACCTCGCCGCCCTCGCGGACATTTCGCACTGGGTCGCATTTACGCCGCAACAACGTCTCGTCCGTCACAATTTTGTTTCTCATGGTATCGAACCACCGCCTTACATAGGGATATAAACTGATGCTCTGTATGGTCCATTTTCATACGATTGATATGTTTGTGGACCCATTGTATATTTCCAACACAGTAACCAAGAGATGAATCAATACGGTCCAACGAAGCAGTTGTTCCTCCGTCGTGATGCTCTCTGGATGTTCGAGCGAAACCAATCGGTAGTCCGCTTAATGCGCACTTGAATCCTTGTAATCGGAGAAGGTCAAAGGCCTCATCTTTTGTAATAGTAACGCTCACGCCCCGTGTTCGAGCGTTTTTTAACATGTTAGACCACCAGGTCTGGAGGCATCCTTTTACCCGCCGAGCATCAGCGCACGGACGACAACCCAAAGAGCGACCGTTAATAAGCTTGTCTGTCGCAACAACGCGGACTTTTCCGCAATCACAGACACATTCCCATAATGTTTGCTTTCGGCCTTCCAGTCTTATCGGGCGTTGCACAACCCAGTTACCGAACCTTTTATGCGATAAATCTTTAAGAGCCACACCAGTGTTCCATGAATAGAATCGTTTGCCACCCTGAGAAATACACCGATTAGGCGTCAAGGCGGGGATTCTATTGCTGTTACACGGCCTCTTTCTTAGCTATCAGGTTGTCGAGGGCTTTGTGAAGTTCTGAGGACGCGGAAACAGTCGCGTCAAGTAGGGTGACATTATCTTTTGCGAGAACAGAGTTTCGCTGTTCGAGGTCGACAATCCTTTCGGATGTATGAAGAACGACACGCTGAAGCTCGTCACGTAGACTCGATACTTGTTGTTGCATCTCCGTCATGTTTCGGTTGAAATACTCAATCTGTTCCGCTTCTCGGGACTTGGCCGCGACAAGCTGTTGTTCAAGTTGCGCGACCTGAACCTCCAGTTCAGCCTTCTCGTTTTCGAGTCGAAGGACAGCCCGGGCATAACCTGCGGACTCGTCCCTGCGGTCTTTAACGACCTTCAACTCCCTTTGTGCGTCAGCTGCCTTCTGTCGCAGGCTATCGCATTCGTTCTTGTAGCCGTTTAACTTCTCTTGAGCATCTTCTAGGTCGACCGAAAGCCCAAGAGCGGCATTAGCGGCTTCACGCACATCTTTGCGGCACAACCAACGTTCCCCGTCAGCAACTTCTCGCAAGACAAACAAATGGTGTCGGTTTTTCATTTATTCCTCTCGATGCAAGATGTAAGCCTCGTCGCTGACCTTGTAGTAAAACACCGCTTGTTGCTCGTAGTAATCGAGCGTCATCTTCGCGATGGCCTGCATCTCCTGCTCAGTGCAGGCAATACGAACCGGAATCATACGTTCCGCATGCAGTTCACCGGAGGGCGACACCCACTGGCCTCGGGCTGGCTGAAGTATTGTCAAGCCGCCCGATATCTCCCGCACCTTTTGGTCCCAGACACGATGAAAACGAAGCCGTATCGGCGCACCATTCGGACGCACGGTTGGAACAAGGATTTCCCAGAGGGTCATTTACGAAGCCGTTTTTCCCAGTAGGACAAGCGGAGCTTGTCTGTCTTGAATTCGTGGTTCTGCGCCCACTCCCAGGCGCTTTCGAGGAAGTCCGGATTCAGTCCGCCGTAGGAGTTGACCAACAGTGCCGGCAGGTCGTTCTTGCCGAAATTCTCGCTGAACGTATTCCGCTGGATGACCGGCATGGTGCCCAGGTACATCGCCTCGTAGTTGCGGTAACAGTCGAGCCCGTTGCCGAAGGGCGACAGCACGAACTTATGTTCTGCCATTTCGGCCAGGTACTGTTCGACCGGCAGGTTGGGCTCCGACCGGAAGGTGACCCATGGGCAGTTGCGGAAGTAGTTTTTCATCGCTACCCGCTGTAAGCTGTTCAACTGGAAGTTGACGTACAGAAGGTGTTTCTTCGGCCGATTCATGAATCGGTCAAGATAGGTATGGCCTGGCCCATGATTGTTCAGGCCGAACGGCAGCCACTCCATCTTCCGGTGGACGACATCCAGGTTGGTGACGTACCACTTGTCGATGTTTTCCGGAATGTCATCGAACGTGAAGAGCGTGTAAGCGTCGACCTTGGCCGAATACTTGTGCGAGGAATCGCATTTGGTCTTGTCGCAGGCCGGCCCGAGCGTCACCGCCAGATACTTCTCCTTGTTCGTGCCTGGCTCGTTCCAGTCCACGAAGTTGGCCTGTTTGCCCAGGTCCATGTTCGGATGGTTGTCCGCCTGGAGCCGGATGCTATAATCGCTTTCGGCGCTGACCAGGGTATAGCGACGGCTATCGCCGCGAATCTCGTTGAAAAAGTCCTGGACGTTTTCGGTCGAGCGAAAGACGACGTTCTTGGAAGGGTCGCACAATGGCTCGTAGGAGTCGATAAGGATGCGGTCGTGGGCAGGGATTGTCATGTTACGCCGCCTTGAATTTGAGTGGCTGTTCGGGGTCCAGTTTATACCCATGTTCCTCGCACCATTTCAGATAACCCGGGTCCGGTTCACCCAGTTCGTACACGGTGCCGCTTTTGGTGGTCGCGTTTCGACCTTCGACGTGAATGATGATGTTGGTCCGGATGTAGTCACCATCCAACAGGTTCTTGTTCGGGTGCCCATAGACCTCCCCGTGCAGCATCGAGCCGCAATTCTCGGGCGGCGTGTAGGGGTCAGTCGGGGCCAACACACTCCAATTCTCAAGCCGAGGCATAGGCTACTCCAAGGGTAAACGCCAACAAGAGTTTGCAAGCGACATGGAAGGCCTGGTCGGCGTGAATGCGAAACATGTTTTCGTTCTTTGCCGCGTCAATGAAAAAGTGGGCGACGAACTCGACCAGTAGCAAGGCGGTTGCATACTGGATGTTTTGGGTGAACAACATTGCAATCAGACCTACCGCCAGGCCGTGAATCATTGCGTGTGCCGCCAGGATGTAGTACCAGGGGCAGCCGAACTCTCGTCGGTTGTGGTTGTCTCGCACCTTACCGGCCGCAATCCAGTCGGTTTGCAGGGGATAGTCGGCGATGGCGTGAGCGGCGATGAGCCACACAAAAAAACAAAGAATCAGAATCATAGCCAGCTGTCCTTGTTCTTGACGGTCCACTCGACCGTTTGCGTAAGTGCCTGCTCGAAGGGAAGGATTGGTTTCCACCCCATCTGACGAATCAAGACGTCGTTCAGGGCGTAGCGACGGTCATGTCCTGGCCGGGCAGTATGGAAGTCCTGGTAATAGAAGTCGGGGTAAACGCCCATTACGTTCGCTACTTGACGAGCGATTTCATAGTTCGAGCGTTCGTCGCCGCCGACGTGCAGCTTGTGGGGCTGGTCATCCTCGGAGACGTAATGCGACACCGGCAACGTTTCGATGATGAAACGAAGCGCGTCCGCGAAGTTCTTGGCGTGCAGCCAGGAGCGAGAGCCGGATTGCCAGCTAGCGCTTTCTCCATGCGAGGAAAGCTTGCTTGCGTGGATGGGCACCGGTTGCCCTTGGGAGAGCAGCTTGATTGCCTTCGGGATGAACTTTTCCGGATGTTGACGTTCGCCAAACAGGTTCATGGAGTTGACCGTCACGACCGGCACGCCATAGGTTCGCCACCAGGCATAGGCGAGGTTCTCCTGCGCAGCCTTGCTAGCCGCGTAGGGGTTGCTCGGCCGATGTGGGTCGCCCTCCCAGTGATAGATGCCTTCCGGAGCCGGGCCGTAGACTTCGTCGGTGCTGACCTGGATGAACATGTGGGGTTTCGCCACACGAGCGTATTCCAACATGGTCAACATAAGGTCGACGTTGTTGCGAACGAAACCGACCGGGCTCTCAATGGAGCGGTCGACGTGGCTTTCGCTGGCCAGATTGACGATGATGTCGACGTCGCCCATGTACTTGGCAAGCGCCGTAGGAATCGGATGGACCAGGTCGCAAATGACCGGCATACAGCGGTCGTTGTGGTCTGCGCCAATTTCTTCCAGGCGGCGAAGGTCGCCAGTATGAACAAGCCCGTCCAGGGCAAAGATGTGCCAGTCCGTCTTTTGAAGAAACAGGTCGACAACGTGATGACCCAAGAAACCGGCCGCGCCCGTCACCAAGACTTTCCTGCTCATCTGTTGTTCTCCCAATCGTCAAAGTTTATTCAACAGGGTCGATGATAACCTGGTCTTACGGATTGTCAATAGGCTGGTTGTAAAAAGCAAAAGCCCCGGCTTTTGGAGCCGAGGCTTTAAGGAAGAATGCGAGCGAAGCGAGCTTAGTTGCCAATGCTGAAGTTGTGTGTCAACCCATCGCCGCCGAAATAGACGCCGCTGGCGTCCATCGAGTCCGGAACGCCGTTAGCCAGCATGCCTTCGCTGTGGTTGTACTTGACGGAGCCATCGCCGCTCGGCCAGGAAAACGAACCAGTCGCGGTCGCGAACGTCACGTACAGTTCGTGAGGATACGCCTTGAGCAAGGGGACGCCAGTGCTGAGATTGCTCAAGCTGACCTGGTAGTTGCCCGAATCCAGGGCCACGATGTAGCGAGTCTGAATGCCGTGCTTGACTTCCATTCCCACGACTGGACTCATGCGGCCAACCGCAGGATATCCAAAATGAACTACGACATTAACCTTATTATTTGCCTGAAATGCCATGTCTTATCTGCCTCTCTTGGTTTGAATGCGCTCCGCAAGAAGTCATACACCAGGAGGGCAGAGTTTACGAAAAGGTTCCGTCAAACCTTTCCGTTAAAACTCGTCCGGTTGTCGGCTTCGCTTTTTGAAAAGCGTGACAATTCCCAGGATGGGGATAAGCAGGAAGGGCAGGGCGAAGAATAGTTCAGGCGCGGACATTTTGCCTCCGTTGAAGAATGATAGCGATGACCATTGGGGTAAACACCGCCAGGTTGTAAAGCATGTGAACTTCGAGTCGGCGAACAAGCAAAATAAGCGGGGTGAAGTTGTGAAACGTTCCTGGAGAAGCGCCGGCACAGTCGCACAACCCAAAATGGCTCATGGTCAGGAGTCCACCGAAACCGCTCTCTGGATTACCGTTAAAGAAACCGAAAAGTTGAATAAAGCTGATTGGTTGTGGAGCCCCAAACATGTTGGTGCCGTCAATTGCCTGAATAAGGAGAACGTAATGTTCTATGAGATGCCACAACTGGATTGTTGTCGCGACAGAAAACCATTTTGAAAGATGAAAATACTGGTCCTGGGCTTGAATAGCGAACATGCCACCAAACATGAAAAGGGCGTATCCAAAATGAAGGGTTTCGCTATGGGCTAACCAAGGAAAGAAGTAACCAAGAATACCGCGAGCTTCATGAACTGGCCAGCCGAGCCCGTAAGCCTGGATGACTTGGGCGACATGCTCGGAAAAATGGAAAAGACAAACCAACAGAAAGAATTTCATGAATCGCGACATTACCATCCTCCAAAATCAATAGGGTGGCGATACGGACCATACTAAACGACATTGGTTATTTGTCAAGGGGCCAGTTTTCGATTACCGACCTGACCTCTCCTGCTAATTCATCGCAGGCGGCGCTGACCGGATTGGTGTTGCGGCGGACGTGGTGAAAGGTGACATGGAAACCGTTTTTATTGAACCAATCGACTGAGGCCCACAACCCCTGGTTGTAATTCCTTCCGTATTCACCGTTTCCGCATTTAGCAGTCAATTCAGAGTCTGTTACGATGCACACTCTCGTGGTTCGGTTGTATGGCTTTCCATCAAGAGCCTTCCGAACGATATAATCCAGGAGATTTAGGGCTTGGATGTACGGCAGAAGTTCTGCCATGTTATTGGTGCCACCAGACAAGCCACCAAAAAGCCTAATCGCTCGTCCAGTCTTCAGAAAGTGTAGCCATACCGCCCAACCGCAGGGTTTGTCGATAGTCGTACCAGAACCATCACCTAGTATCAAGACATCATGCTCAGGCAGCTGAAGTTGAGTGGTGAGCAGGTTGGAGGTCTGAATTACCTGCTCTGTCGTAATCTGTGACTTTAGCACAAAGTTCCTTGAACCTTTCCTGGCTGAACCGCTGTTTCATCAAGTTTACGTGTTTGTGGACCCACTGCACGTTTCCGGAAATGTAACCTTTGTCGTTGTCGATTCTATCCAAGGAAGCGGTTCTTTCCTCCAACTTTCTTCTTCCGAACCTTCCGAACGCCAGTGGGATACCTGTTAGTGCGCACTTTCCGCCCTGCTTGTTGAATATCTCGTAAGCTTCTTCCCTGGAAATGGTTAGCTCGTATCCTCGTGCTTTTGCTCCATTTACAATTGTGTTCCAGATTGTTAGCGGTAGTCCTGGCGTTAAATTGCTTAGTCGTGAAGCTTCGTAGCCGCACTCGCGGCATCTGACACTGGAGCCATTAACCAGGTTGCATGCTCCAACAATGTACTCGCGGCCACAATCACATCTACACTTCCATCTTGAGGTGTATTTGAAGTCATGATAGTCGAGAACCAGCCACTTTCCGAATCGCTTACCTTTTAATTGGTGTTGGGGTTTCCCCACTGTACTTCCTCTTGAACCATTACAATTAGTCCAAAAGATAATACACCTGTAGTGATTAACGACCTATATTGTTGGACGAAAAAGATGCGTCAATAAGGTTGGTCAACTCCCTCAGCCAGCGAACTGTCTGAAACATGCAGTCGCCGGCAATTTCCCTGGCAAGTTGCCAGATTCGTTCGCCCTGGTCGCCTTTGAGACCGAAGGCTCGGTAGCAGTCCTGTTTGAATTCGGCTACGGTTGGGTATTCGCGCTGATTGATGCGGTAAATGAGGTCGGTCATGGTAAACGAAAAAGGGCTAGGGTTTTGAACCCCAGCCCCTGTTATTTACGCCGCCTTACGACGGCCTCGCTTGTTGGTGGGTTCAGGCTCCGGAGAGGTATACCCCACGAACTCGCCCCTTTTGCCCCTTTTCCTGTTTTCGGCAGCGACCTTACATGAGCGGGAACGACGTATAGTGACGGACTCCTTGGCCGAATGTTCCAGCAACGCCGCGTCAATACTTGCCTTGCGTCGTTTGCTCATGTAAGGTCGTAGCCAAGTCATCCAGAGGGCGGCAGCACTACCGACAATCGTTGCACGATAATACCTCTTTTTCGATAAGGGACCAGTTGGTTGATGGGAGAATGTCTTCACTCCCCATATACAACTCACCCTTTCGATTACGTCCTCGTCGGTCATAGACACCCCAACTCTTGGGTATCTGTAGACCTTACCTTTAACCCTGGAGTTTATGGTCCCGAAAAACCCTTCTCCCTCAAGAAGCCCGGCGAGCCAGGCGAGTACCTCCTGGCTTGGTTTGGTCGTTGTAGCCAACGAATTCGCTCATAATGTTGGGGGCCGCCAAATCAAACCCTACCACATCGAGCATTCCCGCATCGGTTGGGTCGGCAATAGAAAAGCCCGAACTTACCATACCAACAACAATAAGTTTTGCGTCAATACCCATGGTTTCGCGGTACTGCTTCAAGGCCTGTACTGGTTGGATACGACCAGCGTATGTCTCCGAATCCGTGAATACTGCAAACACGTCGACCGGGAGCTTCCGCTGCATCGCGTACAGCATTGGCAGGGAGCAGTCAGTTCCGCCGAACGGCATGCCGCTCATGTACCGAATCACATCATCGAGCCGTTGACGCGGACTGATGCTGAGTTCGGAGATGCCGCCGACGTTGCGGCCACCGACCGCGCCGCTCGTGAAACCGGTGAACATGTGCTGTTGCTCCACGTTCGCGGTAATCAGCGCCATCGCGGCCGAGCCGATACGAGGAGTGATACCGGTCATACCGGAAATCTGCCCCGAGGTCATCGAGCCGGAAACGTCAAGACCCATCATCCATCGCTTGCCGGTTGGGCGAACAGCTTGGAAGGCGGTGTAAAAGCCGGCATCCAGGGCGTTCACGATGGATTGGACAGGACTCCACGTCAAGCTGCCCTTCTCGCCGTGACCTTGGGCGTACGTCTTGAGCGCCACAAGCAGGGCAAGCGGGTGAACACGACCACGAATCAACTTGTCGGCGTCACCCAGGTGGGACAGCGCCGTATTGGTCGCGTTGGAGAGCGGACCCAGCAGGCCGATAGCCGTCATCTTGCCGAGGTTGCGGACCAGGGCGGTGATGGGCATATCTTCAAGCAGCGCTTCCCAAACAGCCGGACTGTTCAGGAATTGGGTCGGAATCGCCTCTCGCGGCAGACGATACTCGCGGATAAGACGGACAATTTCCTGCTCAGTTTTCGCGAGCTTAGCTCGCTCAAACGCCCAGATGGGCAGGAGAGCATCAGTTGGGTGAGGTTCATCACCCACTCCCGGCCAACCCTTGACCATCCAGTGGGCGACAGCGTTGCGGACTTCATCTTCCGAGAAGTTCGGGTGCGACAGTCGAAGAAGGTCGCGGTGTGACCAACCATTTCGCTGCTGATACTTTATTGCCTGATATGAAAGGTCCCGAGGGTCCTTCGAAGCATACCATCCGCCGACCGCACGACGAACACTGCGGCCCCATCCACGGAGAGCTTCGATGGCCTCAGCAAACTGGAATAGGTGGGTGCCGATACGGCAAACCTTGGCGACGGCGTCCGCCGCCGCTTGCTTGGTTTGGGTGTCGCCGAACGTAGCACATAGCGCCAGCGCGAAGATGGCAGGGTCGTTCTTCGGAGCCCGACCGTTGACGGACACATCGACAATACGGCGAACCGTTTCCAGGCCGTCCTTCTTGATGCAGGCGATGACGCCCTGTGCGTTTTCCTTGGTCAAAGTCTTCTCGGAGGCGTAATAGGAGCCACCTTCGGAGCCCAGGATGAGGAAGCGGTCGAGACGACCAAAGTCGTCCACGGAGAAGGTGAAGCCGCCAGCCGAGTTGCGGACCATTTCCGACTCGCGGCCGGGAATCGCCTGGCTCTGTGGGGTGACCTTCGTGTTGAAATGCTTTGCGTAACTGTTAGCCATGTTTGTTCCTCCTACGGATGAATAGACCCGATAAAAAAGGCGGGCAAGTGTTGGTAAACGCACCGGTACTGTCAGGTAACCGGATTTGTGGGGCGAACCCCAATGGAGACGATAACGCTTGCCTTCGGCCCGCTTGACCTGTTAGCCGACCTTTTCGATGGTCAGCTTGTATTTGCTGTCGACTTCGAGGGGCGCGTCCCTTGTAATTAGGACGGACTCGGGGCCGGTTTGGCTATCAGCAACCATCTTGGAGGCGTAGCCAACCTTGAACACCGAGCCGGTCGTTGGACTCTCCCGAAGAAGGACCTGGCTCGCAACACACGTCATTTCGATTTCCTGGCTCTTCACTTGAACCCTTTCCTGCTTAAACCTTGTTAGTTAATAGACGGTTTGATACCAAATTCTCTGGCGCGGCCTAACCCATTCCGCCTTTTTCGTGCTGCGCGTTGGACCCGCTTCTGCTTCTTACGTTCCTTCCAGTGGGCCTCACAATACCCGGCCATCGGCATGTATCCATCTGAAACCCCACAAATCTGGCATGGGATAGGCTCACGAAGTTGTCTTGTAGACGACCTAACCTCTGTCTTGTAAAGCTCGTCGTAATTGTTCCAGTGAACCTTTCGGTGACAATTGGCACACACAACGTCACATTTCGCAATTTCAGCTAGTATATCCTCGTCCTTGAAATGCTCTCTCACCATTGTCGCTACTTCTGTTACCTTCACCTCGTCTGGCCGATGATGAAAGTCTAGGCACGCCGGATGTCGTTCGCCGCAGTGAATGCAACACGACTGGAGCTTGATTTTCAGAACCAAGGCTATCTTTGCTCTTCGTCCTTTTTTAGCCCTATCTTGATAGGCCTCTTTATTGTCTTGATAATGTTGCCGTTGATACTGCAACTGCTTTGCTTTGTCTTTGTATGGCATAAATGCGGGAGGCTCGATTCGAACGAGCGTTCTTCAGTTTATGAGACTGACGAGATAGGCCTCTTCTCTACTCCCGTATGTAAAAAGTGGGCAAGTTAAGCGACCGAGGGGTTGCATCACCCATTGATAACCCTCAGTCATTCGGCCCACTGAGCGGCGGAACATGGAGTCGAACCACGATAATAGTCAACCATCGACCCGTTCCCGGATAAGGTTAGTCAACCATGCCTACCATTAGGCTATTCCGCCATTTCAAGGCTGGGTGGGGGTTTCACCCACACGTTCCCTCTCTTGTCGAGCGGTCTCTGAAAGTTGGACTACCAGCCTTGTATTGTGCGGACAAGTTTGTCGAAGAGGGGTTGTCATCTGGAAGGATAACCCTCTTCTATCGGCCCGCAGTTGTTACGCTGCTGATTCCCTTCTTGCTTCAATCATTTTTCCGCGCCTTCTCTTTTGCTCCTTCGTCTTTCTCTGCTCTTCCTTATGCTGTTTCCAATGAACTTCACAAAGCCCATGGCCAGCAACATAATTATCGAGGCTTCCACACACAACGCAGGGAACCGCTTCTGCTTCTATCCTCTCACTTGTCGGCATTGGCTGTTCCGACATTTCCAGAATGTGCGACCAATGGTGTTTACGATGACAGTTTGAGCAGATAACCTCACACTTATCAATCTCCGCGAGTATTTCCTCGTCCTTCCAATACTCGCGCACCATAGTGGATACGTCTGCTATCTTGTTAGTTCCTGGTTTATGGTGGAAATCGAGACAAGCTGGATGCTTTTCCCCACAAACTACGCACGACGAAGCGGCTTTTATTTTTAACACCAACAGGACTTTGGCTCGCCTCCGCGATTTGAACCGCTTTTGATACGCCTCTTTGTTTGTCTGATAGTGTTGTCTCTGGAATCGAAGCTGAGCTTCTCTGTCTTTGTACGGCATGTTCTATCGCGAAAGTCCTCGAACCTAAAAAACACACGGACAAATTTGCGTCCAAGGAGGACATCATTAACAGTGATAACCTTAGACAAGCGGCCCGTGTTGTTCGATTGAACAGAGAATATTACACTCTGTTAGTTGGTGTTGACCACCGGTTTGTTCCCCTCCTCAATCATTTTGTCGGCCAAGTCAAACGCCGACTTCGCTATAACGCTGCTATCCTGACTACTCCAAGGTTTGTAGTCTCCAGCGGCCAAGATACCTTGCAGAGCCATCCCGGCAAACCACCACCGGATACTCATGCCTCGCTGGTGTCCGCTGCTGCCAGTGTAAGGAAAAGCAGTGTCACGACTTTCCATGCTCATACTACCTCTCCTGCTAAAAAAAATCAGCCCCAGGAACTTGGCCACGTTCCAGCATCCAGCCGTATTTCGCTTCCACTGAGCTAGCCTCACTCAGTTTTCCCGACCGTACTGTTACGGGTTACATTTCGGTGCCACCTGGCTTGGACTCGAACCTACCGTCATGTAACCACAGGGCCGTTCACGCTATGCGGCTTTAGCCGCCTTGCTCTTGAGGAAGTCCGCAATCTCCCTGCCGGTCGGCCTACGAAGATGCGGGAAGCATTTGTTGCAGCCCGGGTTTCCGCAGTTCGACGTTTCGTGGTTGAACTTGACGCCAGCCTGGTTCTGGTCTCGCTTTCGCGACCTGCCTTGCTTGGCGTACGATTCGTACAGGGCTCGCCGTGCGGCTTTCGCCGACTTCTTGGCCAGACGTCGTTTCTCGGAATGTCGTTTCTTGCCACCAACAGACATGTGTCACCCCAATGTTAAAAGTTAATGGCAGGGCTTTTAACCCGAAGGGACCTGCCAGAACAACCTTATCCAACGTCGTGAGCGGCCGTGTCACGCTCCTTTGGGCTCGACGTCAGGGTCGTTCTTCCGCAACGTCTCCCGAACCTCGCAGAGAATCTTGCCGAGCATGTTCTTGCCCGACCCATCTCCCCCATCGCCCCAATAACTGTCGTTGACCGTATGCTCGATGAGAGGCATGTCGCCGGTCGACAGTAGCACGCCGCGAGCGGCAGGGTTTTGAACGAACTTTGCCATGACGGCCCGCCGCATGACGTCGTCCTTGACTTGCTCCCAGTCCGGTCGCAGGGGGCGAGCCCGGTCTCTTCCCATAGCTGCTGCCGCAGATGGCGTCTTCGCCAACCTTATTTCTTCCTCGTGAGCCGTTCCGGCGAATTTCTGTGCCTGGAAGTAATGCTCCGAGGTCGGCCAGGTCTTCCCATCAAGGACAATAGAATGCCGCGAAAAGTTCGAGAAACATCCATAGGCCTCGATGGTTTTGTAAAAGCGAACTGCATTCGCAGTCATTGCGCAGCCCCTCCAATCGGAAGCTCGACCACCGGAGGCTTCACCCCGTTTTCAGCGAGAAGCTTCTCGATGTTCTGGGCAGTCACGCACAGGCCGCGACGACCCAGTTCGGTAAACGCCCACTCGATGAGCGGCACCTTCGTGGTTGCTGGCGCGACCGGCTGGGAAATGGCAGGCCTCGGCGTCCAGTCGTGACCGCCATCACACATGGTCGGGTCAAAGGACGCGACAATTGGCGCTTCGGTGTGAAGCACGCAGATGGCGCGGCCGTCCGTGCCGGGCAGCGGAGACTGCGGAGTGTGAAGCAGTTGGGACGGACCCAGGATGGACGCGTGGTGCGTCAGGACGAACTTGCCGAGAGCGTTCTTGTTGCGGATGCCGACCATTGGGCGGTGCTGGCCGGTCGCAAAGTTCTGTTGCAGCATCTTGGCAACGACGTGAACAACACGCTTCGTGCCACCCGGGAATCGTTTCGTCTCCAACATGGCTTCGCCTCCAAATTGTTAGTCGTATCCTAACACAACTCGTTCGTTTGTCAATAGGCTGGTCGTACGGACCAATCATTTTTTCAAGTTTGCGATGAATTCCTTCAAAGGGGTGAAGGTCTTCGGCTTCGCCTTCGCATTCTGTTCTTTGGGCTTGCCCTTGTCCTTCGGCTTGCGGTCCTTTTTCGCGGCTCGTTCGGTACGCGGAGCCGGGTTCTTTCGCCTCTCTTCGTCCTTGCGGAACTTGAATTCCGCCTTACGAAAATCGCGGCCGAAGTGCGTTAGTAGAGAATCGAACGTGTGCATCAGGACCGCAGGATTCTGGGTCCGAGAGCGGATGGCCAAAAACTTGGTTCGCTGTTCGCGAACGGCACCTTCCACGGCGCTCAGGCTGTTGCCCCGCTTGGTGGCGACTTCGCCGATTTCATTGATGAACGCCTGGAGTTCGACCGCGATATCAGGGGCGGTCTCAAATCGCTCAACCCACTCTTGTGCTTTGGCCATGATGATTCGCTCCGTTTTTTCCAATTTCAACTCGATAGGAGGATGTTACCACATCTTTTTTGTTTGTCAATAGGCTGGTTATACGTGAAGGATTCCGTCTGAGCAGGAGAGGGTTCTCGATTCCGGAACCGGCACCCAGGTCATTTTCGTTCCCTGGTCCGTGATGTCGAAAACGAGGCGATAAAAGCGGTCGCGTTTGATGCGGAAAATTTGGACGAGCCCCTGTCCGGCCGCGACATAATCGGCGACCGTGAGATTCTCGTGGACTTGTTTGGATGTGGCGTTTGGAAAGATGAATAAGTACACAGAGGGGTTCCCCGGAAAGCAGCCAACTCGCTGTATGAATACGGCGAGTCAGCTGATGATACCCTCCAGGGGTACTGCCAGACCACTTATTCGTGCAGTTTTTCCATGACCTGATGGATGATGTCGCGCACCGTGTTTTCCGTCACCGGCAATCTACGGTCGCCTTTTGGGACTGCGTCCTCGGCCGTCAGCGGCTCCGGTGGCGGCAACCCCATTTTTTTGTTGACCTTCGCTATTAGGTCGTTCAGGCTTTTGACATCGAGTTTGGTTCGCCCCTTCTTCTCCATTTTCTTTAGGCGAATACCCAGATTCCGATAGGCTGACGCTCTCGCTAAAGCAATTCCTTTTGGCATTTTTAGCTTGTCTGCCGCTTCCTGCGCCGACTCGCTAGCTTGCCAGATTTCGATGAACTGTTCGGGAGTGACGTCATATCCCTTTCGGTCTTTTCCGTCTGTCTGCTTTGGCGGCGTAGGTAGTTTTTTGGCCATTTGACGTTTCCTCAGTTGGGCGTAGATATAAGGAACACCCTTATTGTGCGCCTAGCCTAGCGAAAAGTCAAGATGGTTATGATAGCGTTTTTGATAGCGTAAGAAAATTATGCTCACGCCAAAACCGTGATAGGTCCATCAATCTGGGCCGCATTGTAGCGACGGAAGCCGTCCTTAACGACCCATCGACCATCTTCCTGCTCAAGTATCAACTGTTTGATATCGAGCCCCTGAAGCCGAACACCGCTTTTCGCTTGTTCGAGCTTGTGGACCAGAATCGTTCGCGTTTCGCCAGGGGTGGAACCACCGCGATACTTGAACTGGACGACCTGTCCTTGAACACGTTCCGCGCTAGCTTGCGTTGATGCCCACCGACAGAAACCGCTCAAAGAATCAAACCCCTTCAGGAAAATTCGGTTGTCCGTTGGCGTCTCCAGCGAGCAGTTAACCGCGATTCTGCCGTTCGGTCTCCGCTCAATCATGTAGCGAAAGTCATGCTCGTCCAGGTTGGCCTTGGGGTTCAACAGCCGAACCTGCACGCCTTCCATCTGAGCAAGCTTGAACGCGACGTTCCCAGCCATCTCACCCGGAGACGTTTTGGGCTGATGCTCGGGGGAAAATGCCGCACGAAGGATTTTGGCGACAGTCTGCGGACGGCCGTGACTCGGAAGATACATGTAGTAGTCTTCCCCTTCGCCGTGAATGGAAATGACTGCCCGCTCGCCGAGTTGAAGTTCTACGCCCATATTCAGCCTCCTTTTGTTTGAATGATAGCCTGGTCCTATAGATTGTCAAGAGGGTTATTTGAAAAGCCGCGAAAGCGAGAAAAACGAAAGCCGGACCATGCGCCAGCTTGACTTTTACTGTTTTGCGAGTGTATAAAAAGTGGAAAGAAAGGCATAAGCAGGGAAAGTTTCATTTGTTGTCGTTGGTTGTCAGCAAAGTCGTTCCAAACGAATACTCCCTGCTAATTCGGTCAGTTGAAGTAGGCAACACGCTGGATTCTGTCCGAGGGGATACTCTATCCATCGCCGCCTCTCGCTCTCGCGCAATCGCTGCCTTCTCTCGCGCCTCAATTTCCAGCTGTCGCTTCTTCGCCCGCTGCCATTCTCCTGTTAGTAAGCGGTCCCGGCCGTCCAGGTGCCCCTTAATCTTCCGGATGTCGCGTTGGCCGAGGTCGTCCCATCCAAACTCCAAGGCCTTCATCGCCCAGTCCGGATTGTAGCCAGGAATCTGCGAGCCCAGGTCCCGAAGGATGTGGAGGCTCAATTCTCGTGTCGGTCGCGGACAATGCAGTTCGTGGGTGAACCGGCTCCACAAGGATTCGTTCTTGAATTCCTTGAGGGCTCGTTCGTCGTTGCAGATGCCAACAATGAACGGAGCGAAGCGGTGTCGGATATTGCCGGTGTACGCGTTGAGCTTGGTGAGAACGCCAGAGCCCATGATGGACAGCAGGCCGAGCAGCCAGGTCTTCTCCTGCTTTTCAATCTCGTCCAGGACCAACATGACCGGCGCGTCTTCGCTCTCAATCAGCGAGCGAAACCAGTTCTCGACGCCGGCCTTCGTGACGGTCGTTCCGTCAACAAACTTGACCCAAGGATAAGGTTGGGTGCTACCCTCATTGTCCAGCCATACCTGGAAGCGTTCCGCAAGGACCGTTTTGCAGGCCCCTGGCTGCCCGTACAAGATGACGTGATTGGCCAAGGTGCCTCCGGTCTCCACATGCGTTCGAAGGGCGTCGTATAGCTCCAGAATCTGGTCGTTTCGCTCGTAGATGCCCCCGAAGTACGTGGACAGGACGGCGTCGTTTAACGCGGGCAGAGCGAACGTGGGCCTGCTTGGGCTTGGCGTGGCGACCTTCTGCGGCTCTTCCGAGCCCCTGACGTAAGGGCCGGACTCGGTGACCGTCCAGTTGTGGCTGTTGGCACACTGTGTTACCACATTCAAGACGTGCTTGAATTTGACCTCTACCGTTTCCGGGCTGCGAACGACCGCTTTCTTCACGAGCAGGCGGGTCCGGTAATGGAACATTTCCTGCTTACTTTCTTCGTCGTACACACGGACCGGTTCCGGAAACTTTTTCTCGGCCTTGGCGTCAAATCCTAATGACTTGTTCCGGGAAGCCGACGCCGCGATTTTTGCGAGCTTCGCCTTGTTGATATCCACGGGTAGGCGGTTCAACGATTTCCGTTCCAATATGATGACCCATCGCATGGACATAGTTAACACTCCTTATAACACAAGGAAAGTTTGTCGAACATTTTGACAAAACGTTTGATGAAAAAGTCCGCTACAGCTTGGGCATTATAATCCAAGTTGCTCGTTCCTCGGGGCGAGCGCCCGTGATTTTACAGGCTTCGACCCAGGCTGGCCCGTGCCCGGTTTCGCGATGCTTGATGTAAGCGATTCCGTGGGCAATTTCGTGACGAATGGTGTCTTCGACCACCTCGCGAGGGTTCAATTCGGGGAGGAAGAGGGCAAGCTCCAAGACCCCTGGCCAAGCTGGATGTTCACACCTCGCGAAGCCCGTGTACATGCGAGTGTCCACATACCGGAACACCCAGTGGCCAAGGCCGAACTCCAACATCAATACCATGGCCCGCTTGCGAGCCCACTCTTGCTTATCGGATAGCTTCACGGCCAGACTCCTAAATGAAAAGCTAGACATGTCAAATATTGGT